CCTCGGCATTGATTGCCACGGCGTCGGAGTCAAAGACGCTGTTGCTATTGAGTGATATCGAATCCGCTGCCGACCACTGGACTTGCGTTTGGTTGATTGAGCCGGCCATAACTAAGCCTCCAGTACGCGCAATGCGCGGGACACATCAGACGCCGTGACAACATCGGGCACCTCTGCCAGCGCCTTTACGGCATCGGCCTGCCCCTGTGTCAGCAACGTGCCAACGAATAGATCAAGGGCGGTGCGTACAGAAGGCAAACCTGCATCGAGACCGCTCTTGCACAATGATCGCCATGCCTGACGCGCTACCGCGATCTGAGCGACAATTTCAGGCGGCGTCTGTTCGGTTGGCGCAGTTTCCGCGATGGTTTCAAGCTGCAACAGAAAGACCGGGCCATCCGGGATGCCCAGCGCGAGTGCTATATCGCCATCGCCAAGCAGTTTGGTGACAATCTTCGGCGCACGGCCAGTGTTCAGGATGTCGGCAATGGCCTGATCCTTCGCCATGTAGTCAGCGTCTTTCGGCATGTCGTTGGTGACGACAAACGGCGCACATTCCGCCGATTTCAGGCCTGTCAGGATTTCATCACGTAGCGTCATGATCACAGCTTGAAGATGCCCGAAGCGTTCCATGTGATTGCGATGTCACCCGAATTCGGGGTGACAGGCAATCCCGTAACACCTGTGTCAATATACGCCACAAGGCGCGACGTACCTGCAGTGCCCGTGTCGATGTAGATCACTAGCGCCTCAGCCGATGCCCCGGACACGGCGGTGTAAGTTACGTTGTCACCGTCGAACACGGCGGCTGCAACCACGCCGACAGAGGTGTTGGCGATGGTTTGAGCTGTGCCGACGACACCTGACAAGGACGACAAGAACTCATGCGCGTCAGAGAACGTATAGGTGCCCGTATCCACGAGAGCGCATTTCACAGTGCCTGTGTCAATGTCGATGTTGGCACCACCCTTCATGCAGGCCTCTTTGTATTTCGAGTAAATAGCGTTTGCCATGTTTCACCCCTAAATTAAAAATGTTCAACAAAGTGTATCAGAATACTGCTCGCAAAAACACATGCCCGTTTGCATTAGTGTGCTCAGGGTCTGGGAGCGCCAAGAACACCTTGTCGTGATGCTTCGCCTGTGGTGCGCTGAGACCTCTGCGATCAAGCGCTAAAGGCGCACCAGCCCGCCCGTCCTTGATGTGCTGATCCAGATAGTCACGAACCTGAAGCACTGTTGGGGCAAATCTTTCAGTCATATTTGATCACTTCCCGAGAACACCGAGCATTGCTTTTGCAAAAAAGTCAGGCATCGAGAACTTAACTGTCAAGCCAAGTGCGGCCAAGCAAAGTACGAGCCAAATTATCTTGATCATCCCCGCCACACCCGCTTTGATGAGTTCCTGCTTGGCTGTTTTCCAAAACTCCTCTTCAGCCTTTGCCGCCTTGACCTTGGCGTCGTGATAATTGTGATGCCCCTCAATGTCAGCGTTCGGGAAAGCCTTCAGGATGCTTGTCCTAACACCATCGACATACTTGCGTTCCTCTTCCGAGTGGAGGGCCAGCGCCTCGTCAAGTGTGTCGTTCGTAACCACCGCATCGCCGTCATGACGGCGCGGTTGATGCCGCCTGCGATCAACTCCGTCCCAATTCATTTTTCAGTCAACTTGCTAATGGTCGCATCTTTGTTCTGGCTACCGCGTGTGGTGCCGAACTCGAAGCTGTAGATGTTGTCGAGATATCCAAGGAAGCGCCCAAGCACAAGAGTGACGACACCTTTCATGAACTCGTTGATACCGGGCTCGGTCCAGATGGCGTAGACCAGACCAACAATAACGCCGACAGCCAGAACGAACATGGTGTCGGCGCGGTAATTGTGCTGACCGCTCTTGACAAGCTCGGCATCCCTGCCCCGAGCACTGTCACGATCCTTGAATTCAAGCTCGGTGTAGCGGAAGCCGCGCTCCTCCTCCTCGCCCTTCAACTTGAGTTCAAGTTGGCGAATGGCCGAGACCTGCTCACCTGTGAGCGAGCCGTTCTCAATGGCCACCTTGATTTTGTCCTGCGTTGGTTCGCTGATGCCAAGCAGTTCACCGATAGCCACAACAGCGGCGCCGGCCAGCGGGCCGCCGAGAGCCGAAGCTACTGTTGGGGCGAGTGTCCCGATGATTGATTTCCAGTCCATCACTTTACTCCTGCGTAGTGGTTGCCATCAAACGTCAGGCACTGGCGCCGCATTCGAGGGCCGAAGCCGATGTGAACCCAGCGGCCACGCTCAACGATCAACTGGTCAAACTCAAGGCCAGAAAGTCGAATCTTATCAAACACTTGCCGGACAGTGCCGAACCCCGGGCAGATGAAATCAACAGCCAAGCATTTCGGATGATCTGATTTTTCATCGCTGCCAATGAGTGTGTTGAGTTCAGGGCACCGATAGCCTGAAGATGCCAACACCGGGCGGCCGAGCAGGCGCCGAACAGCGTCCATCTTCTTGGCCGTGCCCTGAAGTACAAGTAGCAATTCAGGTGACGGTGTGTTGTCGATACCCTTACGGGCGGCAACTTCGCTGATCGTGAGTTCGTCAAGTGAGAAGTAGTCAGACAGCATCATCTCGCAAACCCTCAGCCCAAAATTGAATTGACCGAATGATCGCTCATTCGGTCAATTCAGTCAACCGGCGCGGCTCAGAAAAACCCGGGCTGCGCCACCGAACGGGTGAGCGCCATCAAACCTTCCTGCAACTTTGTCCGGCCGATGTTGCGCCAGCGGTCAGGTTCGGTTTCATTCAGGCGGTCAGCCTCGGCATCTTGCGCACCCTGTCGCTGGACAATGTGATGCGCTCGGATATCAGTGATGAGCACGGCAAGCTCGACACCCTTCTCCTTGATCCGGTTCATCAGGTCGATCTCAACTTGGCTGAGTTCACGGTAACCTTTGATAAGTCGATGTTGGTTGTCCATCACGACACCAGCCAATCTTCAGCCAGCACATCGGACTGAGATGCGGTCCACGGGACCAGTTGATTGTCAGCAGTGCGCATGAAAATTGCATCACGGAATACCGGTTCACCGGCCATCTCACCGAAGCCGTAACCGTGCAATTTGGCGATGTCGTTACTGCCTTGGATCAGGAACAACCACATGCCCTTTCCGTTCCACCCAACACGAGACACAGTGCGACCTGCCTTCAGTGCAGCAACCGCCTCGCCGAAGTCAACAAGCACAAGCTCGTATGTGCCCGGGCTTTTGATCTTGCTGTCGCGACAGTACCCGTTACAGGTGTCACCGCCTGCCTCGCAGGTGACACCACACACGTAAGCACGCACAAGCACCTTCCGTTCCTTGTAGGCACGCTCGAAAACATCCTTCGGTGACCAACTGACATAGCCCGCATACTGTTCGGTGTTGGCCTTGCCACCGTCGACATACTCAACCAGATAGCCATCGTCATCACCGTTCTCGTCGATAGGTAGGGGCCAGTTACGAAACTCATTATAGGCCAGCCGTGTCATCGGCAGTGCGTTGACAACCTTCGTTCCGATGTATTGTTTCGTCATGATTAGTACCCGCCCTTCTTACGTTCAGCCGCGAAGCCCGCGGCAAAGCCGTCTTCCTCGGTGACCGGGGCCTGTGCCGCCGGCGCCCCGCCGGCTGGCAGCACCGCATTGCTCAAGCGACGAGCACGTGTGACCTGTGCCGGGGTGGTGATGACTTCGGTCACCGCGGTTGTTCCCGTGTTGTTCGTCTGGGTTGAACCGTCACGCCAAGCCTTGAAGCCTGTCAGGTGATGAGCAATGAATGAGGAATCCTCGGAGCTCATCAGTTGCTGACCGACGCCAGCGGGCAGCACATTGTCACGATACAGTGCGAACTGCGGCGTGCGAATGAGTTCGTTCCAATCGGGGTGAACGATGGTGAGGATTTTTTCCTCAACCTTCTCTGCCATCTTGGTCGTCGTCGCGTTCAGTCGCTCGTTGAGAACCTGATCGAACTGCTCCTGCGTGATTCCTTGCGGCAACGCGGGGGCGGGCTCAGCAGCACTGGTCTGCATACCCTGCAAGTCTTCAGCCAGCAACTTGCCCAGTTCAGGGAAGGCTGCCGTCAGCTTGTCGAGCTTCACATCAAAAGCCTTCTGAGCCGACTGCGTGGTTGGTGGGTTGGTGCGCAACTGTTCGATCTGCTGCATCAACTGGCCCATGCGGCCCGCCATCTTGTCGACGGTGCTCTGCAGTGTCGAACTGCGGTTCAGCGCGGCAGTGATCTGTTCTTCAGTGAGTCCTGCAATCGTGAGCGGCTTAGCTGCCACCGGCTCAGGTTGTGCTGGCTCGGCAGGCGCAGGTGAGGGCTCAACAGCCTCTTCCTCGGCCGCCGGCGCGGGTTCAACAACTTCTTCGTCGGCTGTCTCACCGCGGGTCTCGGAAAAGCTGGCAGCGAACGCAGCCTCCTCGGCTGCAATAGTTGCAGGGCTCTCGTCAATCGTAAGAATGTTTTCGTCGCTCATGGTTCCTCCTGTTATTCCGGTAGCATATCTGGTTCATCGACCAGCGGCACTTCGTTTACCCCAAGGGAAACAATCCCCCGAAGCTCTTTGATCTGGGCGCGAACCTTGATCGAATCATCTTGGCTGATGTCGGCTTCAAGTTTCAGGCGCAGGCTGTCAAGGCGTTCATCGCAATACTTGCGAATGGTCACCCATGTTTCAGTGTTAGGGTTGATTGCCATTATTTCAGCCGCTTCAGTTTGAAAAGTGCCCGCGCGTAGACGGCGGTGAGTTCGTCAAACAGGTTGAGTAGTGTAGGGTTATCCTGACAAACACGCTCACGCATATCTGCCAACTCAATCAGCCCGCCTTCGATCACGGCAATCGGGTCATCACCGTCAGGCGGTGGAACATCAAGCCCGATAGCAGCTTCGGTAAAAGCGTCAGCCGCAACACGCGCGTCGGCGTAGAACTCACCAAGCGCCTCGTGTTCGGCAAAGCTCTCGCTGGCAAGATGCTGGCGATGGGCCGCATCCGCGTTGGCGAAAACAACGTCAAGTAGTTCGTTCACGGTAACTCCTTATTGAACGCGCAGGCGTAGCTTGGCCAACGCTTCTTCTGCACTGTAGGCGACAAGTGGCTCGTGCCCGAGAGCGTCGAAGTGCGAGTGCAGCGCCTGCTGGAAAGGTGACACGCGCCCGTCAGCCGCTTTCATTTCAACCCAGATGATCTCGCCGCCCGGCATGACAATGCAGAGGTCAGGCACACCGGCAAGGACACCCTGTGTCTTGAGGTTGCTGGCCTCCATCGCGTTGCGGCTCCCACCGTTCGGCACATGGAACACTACCGGTCGCCGCTCAAGGTTGTCAATTTTCGACCACTTACAGCGAAGTGCGGCAACAAGGCGGGCTTGCTCTCGCGCTTCGGGCTTCTTGATCGGAACCGTAGCCAACGGCTGAAGTTCAAAATCGTCCGGGATAGGGACCACGTTACATCCTCCTGTTGATGAGATTGCACTTTAGCACGCCTGTCAGAGTATTACAAGGCGAAGCCAAGGCCCGGTGGGGCTTGACCCGGAACCTCTTGCTCAGCCTCGCCAGCCACCGAGCCGGGAACCTGAGAGCCGGCGTTAACACCCTCGGCCACCTCAGCTATCGTCGGCAGTGTGGCCAGTTCGCGGGCCAAATCATTGCGCCCACCCTCGATAGCCAGCTTGGCCTTGAGTTGGTCGAGCGTGATCTTCTCGCGGTTGGCGTATTCGAGCAGTGCCAGTTCGCGGCGCAGTTCCAGTTCGGCCATCTTGGCTTGGGCCGTGACCTGCGTGCGGGTGTTCTCGGCCTCCACGTATTTGGTGTCGCGGTCGATGTCGCGCTGGACACGGAACTTGTTGGTCTCGTTTTCCATCTGAGCAACCTGAACACGGGTCCGCCCTGCAACCTGAGCAGACATGACACGCGGGTCAAGCGCTGCGGCATCTTGCGCAGACTTCTGCAGTGCGGCCATTTCGGCCGGCGTGAACTGGATTTCCTCGGCGTCGTGCATGCCAGCCACTTCAGCGATCTTCTTGAACAGGCGGGTCGGGTCGATGCCGAACGCTTGGTTGGCCATCAGTTGTGGGGCCACCTGCGTAATGAACTGGTTGCGCTGGTCACGGGTCACCAGCGCGGTGGAGCCGTGCGCCACAACCTTGAAGTCACCCTTCACGCTGTCATCGTCACCGTAGATCATCATGTAGTCGTAGTAGGCGGTGATGTGCGGCTTGATCAGGTGATCGTCAAACACGCGCGCCATGCGGCGCAGGAGCGACGAAGCGTTGGCCACCAGAATCTGCATACCGCCAACAGTCTCCGGAACACCGGTGGGGCCTTGCTGACCTTGCAGGAGCACCGGCAGGCCTGTGACGTTCTCGGCCATCTTGAGGGCGAACTCAATGGCGGCCAGCAACTCGGCCTGCACACTGGGAATCTGGAAGGCGTTGATAGCCTGCGAGACATCGGTGATGTCGGCATCCGGCTTGAGCAACCACACCTTACGCGGGGTAATCTCCCATGATCCATCGGCCGGGTAAACAGAACCCCGGGCGATGACGATCTGCGGGCCAGTTGACAGGCCCGCATTTTCCATCATGGCGCGCACGTGCGCGTTCAGGATGGCTTGGCAAGAACGAATCTGACGGGCGATACCGATACCGAACGGTGAGCCGGCCACGCGCTGCCAGCACATGAAGTCGTAGGGGAAGCGACCGCTGACCATCGGGTTCAGGTGGGCCTTGACAGGCGTGTCGTTGATGATCGTGATGATCACCGGCACACCGACGTTGGCAATCTCGTCTTCGTCCTCGCACTCACACTTGAGCAGGCGGGCATCTTCCAGCTTCAGGAAGCCGTAGTAGTACCACACGTGATATCTCTGGGCCTTGGGGTCCATCGAATCGTGGGGCGCCATCGCCATTGTCGAAGTAGAGTTTGACTTCGGACCCTCTTCAATCACAGAGCGCAAGGCCTCTTCGATATAGCCGGGCTGGCCGATCAGGTCACGCACCTGCTTCTCGACCATGTTGTCGTGTTCAATGAAGAACTGGCCGTTGTGGATGTTGTCACCACAAGCCGGATCAGGGAATGCGTTCCAGACATTGACCGCACGGGAAGCGGGGCTGATATCTTCAAGCACCGTGATCTTCTCTTGACCGGTGGCCGGGTCGCGCTCGACCTTGACAGAACGGCGAGCTTCCGGCACCGGGCCGCGCATGATGCCGGTGCCGAGGCGAGCGGCCTCGTCAGCAATGGAGCGCAGGTGACCGGTGAAGTCGCACTCCTGCAACTTGTCGTCAATCCAAGTCTGGGCACCCTTGGCCGCGCGGCGGGCCGCCTTGATCATTTCCTCGACAGGGTCAGGGGCTGCCTGACCGCCTTGGGCCTGCTGCTCAGCCACCTGCAGTGCCTGCACCAGCGGACTCGGTTTCTCAGGCAGGTTGGGCACAGCCGAAGGCTCTAGCGACCACGGGCGTGCGTCGGTCGGGCTCAGCACTTCGATCACCTTGCTTGCCGCCGTTTCGACATACGGCCGGGTGATGTTCAAGAAAACCTTCGAACGATACTTGGCCTTGGTCTTTTGAATCAGCGGTGCGCCGGCGGCCAAGCCCTTGTAGTATTCGGTGCGGGCATTGTCATCCGAACCTTCGTAGTAGGCTTGGTCTTCGGCCCACTGTTGTTCGATACCGCTGTTCAGGCGGAAGGTGACCGCAGCGTCGCGGTCCTTGACCAGAATCTGCGACAACGCGAGCAGGCGCTCCTCATCGGCCAGCGCCTTTTTAGCAGCGGCCTCCTCAAGCAACTCAAGTTCTTCAGGGCTGAGTTCGTCAAGGGCGCTCAGGAGTTCTTCGTCTTGTTGCATCATAGTTGTCCACCAAGTGTTCGGGCCAATATACCACGATCCTTCAAACCCTTCGGGTCTTCCGGATCAGCAAAAGCGCTGTTGCGCATTGGTGCATCGTTCATCGCAGCAATTTCAGAGTTGCCCGTATAACCCAAGTTGTTGTCACGCACAACACCTGCCGGGTCGGTGCCCGGGTTGGCCAGCGCGCGATAGTCGCTGTTCGTCATGCTGGGGGCGGGGGGTGCCACGCTCTGCGCAGGCGCCACAGGTGTTGGCAGGCTGGTCGGTCTATCGGCATAGACCGGGTGGCGCACAGTTTGCATGCTACCGCTGATCTCATCACCGACCCATTCCGTCGTATCGGGACCATAGCCCGTAATGTACTGCTGCTTGCCAACCGCTGCCGAACGTGCAGGATCGTGCGGGTGCAAGGCCACATCTGCATTGTAGGCGGCCACATCGTCGGTGTATTTCCCGTAGTTGGCCTGATACTGGGCATCAATCTTCGCGATCCGCGCGTTGTAGTCTTCGAGGCTTTGGCGTAGGAGGCGGACATTTGCCATTACAGGTATCCTGCGGGGTTATATTGCCCGGCAGGATACCTGACCTGTCGATTTAAATCAAATGCCCTCATCCATCTCGTAGGCACCCTGCAGTGCGCGACCATCATCATCGTCACGCCCCAGTGTCATGCCACCGCCGTCATCCCCCATTTCACCGCTGGCCTTTCGAATACCGACAGCCAAGTTGAGGAAAGCGTCGGCCGAGTTGGAATACTGATCATGCAGCGGTGCCCGGCTGAACACCTTGCGCCGAGGGTCGAACTCAAAGCTGTAGTTGCGCAGCGCTCGCCGCCCGACCTCGGTGGTGTCCTCGTTGAACCAGCACTTCGGCAACAGCAACCGCCCGGCATCAATCTGCTGGTCCTTGGGTAGCTTCGGCACAATCTTGATGTTCCGCATACCCATGTCGCGCAGGCTCTGCAGTCGGGTCTTGCCGCCGTTGCCGAGTTCGCGGACCTTCGTGTCGTGCGGGAGCAAGTGCGCCCCAAAGCGCCCTGAGTACGTGCGCTTGCGAAGCCAGTCGACAAAGTGATCCAACCCCTTGCCGCTCTCCTCCACATGGTCAATGATTCGAACCTCACGCCCGACCTGCTGCGCAACCCACACCGCCATCGCATCACTGATACCCAAGTCCCATGCGCTGAACGGCGCCCCGCCGGCAGGGTCATACGGAACTCGCGTGACCTGCAGTTGGTTCATATAGGGGAGCAAGATGCGCCCGGTCACCGCCGCCTGCACGTTGCACTCGAACTCAACCTGATACTGCTCCTCGGTCATGCTTCGGCGCAAGTCTTCCAACTCCTCTTTCGGCAAGATGCCCGAGTCGCTGGCCTTGAGCAGCATGCTGAACCAGACCGCCGGCGCCTTCTGGCTGATCTCATACGTGCGCCACAAGTAATCGTCGATCGACTTCACCGTACCTGAGATTGTCAGCCAACCCTGACGGTCGGACAACGCCGGCCGGATAATCTGGGTGACCACATAGTCCGGAATGTCGGCCGCTTCGTCGATGATGCAGCCATCCAAGAAGAGACCGCGCAATCGCTCAGCATTCTCCGCACCCACCAGCATGATCGTGCTGCCGGGTTCATTGGTGTTGTTCGGGTTGGGCAAGGTGATTGTCAAGTGCTGCTCAAGCGCCTTGTACCCGCCGCACATCGCAAAGCAGGCCGTCTGCTCCTTCATGTAGGCCCAAGCAATACTGCGTGCCTGACTCTGGGTCGGGGCCATCAAAGCGAACTGCTGCCGCAATCCATCCTGCCGAGGGGTCAACGCCCGCACCAGCATATCGTTCAGCAACCCGTAGCTCTTGCCCGCGCGCCGGTGCGCAATGATGCAGGCGTAACGCTGGGTCCGCTGGTGATACCCCATGAACTGCGGGCGCGGGACATAGTTGAAGCCGCGTTGAGTTGGCGCGTTCATTGCGGATTATCCTCATCGTCGAACTGCATGTTGTCCGGGTGCGGCACTTGATCATGCGTGATCACCCCGTCAATTGACGGCAAGAATCTACCGCACACCACACACCAGTACCCTGCCTGAGTTGGCGCGTTCATTGTTTGATCTCAGTCAGGGTCACCACCCCGTCAACACGGTCGATGCGATAAACCCTACCACGTGAGTCAGCCAAGCGCGCGAGCGCCTCACCCGAATATTCGACACCTTCGATCAACCATGTGTCGCTTCGCCACTGGTAACCTTCCGCACGACTCATTGCCCAGTAAAAGGTGCGCAGCGGGAACAGCACCGCGCGTACCGCCAGTGCCCACCAAGGAAGGATGCACCCAGCCTCAAGTTTTGAACACACTGCATTCCAAATTGCTTTTCTCATGTTCACTCCGCGTACATCCCGGCAATGATGCAGATCAAGGCCCCGATCACCGGGTCGTAGGTTGCCGCAACTGTCAATCCGGCGAGCAGGATCGCTAGGGCCACTTTGTTTTTACGGCTCATCACCGTTTCCTCATCGTTGTGTTTGAGCCGCAACACATCAGCCCGAACAGCACGGTGATGGTTCCGCCGATAGGACTTGCGGTGAAGGCGATAAGCAGGCCCGCCGCAATGATCAGCATTCCCGGTATGTTGTCTTTGTTCATTGGTGTTCCTCCTGTTAAGTCATGTGCGGGAGGGTACTGCCGTGGGCGGGCGCTGTCAAGGGTTGTCAATGGTCGACAGTGAAAGTTAGTTTTTTATTTTGCTGTCAACCGTTGACACCTATTTTCTATTTTTTTTTCTGGCGTGTCACTGGTTGACAGTGTTTCCTAATTTTTTATCTGCCTCTGTGGTGGTCCCCATAATCAGCCAAGCTCAACCAGCGCGGGGTGTGTGGGGGTCGCCGGGCAAACCCGAGCAAAGCCGAACGACCGAGCCAGCCAAAACTGGCCGGCCACAACACGTCAGTACGTGACAACAACGTCAACCAATGACACCGGACGACCGAGCCTAAGTTTAAGCGCGCGATAACGTCAGTACGTGACAGGTTTGTCAGTACGTGACGTAGCTAAAATTAGCTTAAAACACGTAAAACCGTCACATGCTTACGCCTTTTTGGGGGCGGGCACTGGGGTGGGGCAGTGGGCAGGGCACCGGGCAGGGCGGGTAAAAGCCTTGCGGCACAAGGGTCTGGGCAAAATGGCAGGTGGGGCAGGGGGGTCATGTAGAAAAAGAAAAATAAGTGAAGCGCCGCATTGATAGATCGCAATAATCCACCGCATTTAAATCCTTGTCACTACTTGACGCCTCGCGTATGTATCGTGAGACAAAATATAGAAAGATAATAAGTAATAGACTTAAATTTATCTAAACCTCTCTTTCTACATGACCCCCCTGCCCCACCTGCCATTTTGCCCTGTTCCTTGTGGCACAATGGTTTCCGACTGCCCCACCCCTGCCCCACCCCTGCCCCACCCCTGCCCCAGCGAGCGAAATAAGCTAAAAATACCCTAAATTAAGCTAAAAATAGCCTTGTCACTACTTGACAGCTCTGCAATGCGGCCCTATACTATGTCTAACGGTGCTGAAAACACCACCCCTGACCCAACCAACTAGGAGTAAGTCATGATTGTCACCCTGAACATCGGCCTTTGGATCAATGGCAAAGAAAATGCCAACCTCGGCCCGGCTACTGTGCTGCGCGAAGTGATTGATGCGCTGCGCCCTATCGACATCATAAGCAAGCGCCGCTTTGCCAAGTCGGGCGAACCAACAATGGTCATTGAGATGGTCTGCAACAACGATATGCAAAAGCTCTGTGGTGGTGTCGGCCTGCTGTGCGGCCTGCTTTCTCAGGATTGCATCGCTTACACAGTCGATTCTCTCGCCGGCCTGACTGGTCACTTGGTCGGCCCTAACACCGCCCCCTACGGCGGCAAGTTCAACCCCGAATATTTCATCGCGTATTGATCAACCCAAGCGCCTAGCCAAACTGGGCGTTTCAGTGGATCAACCGCAACAACCTAAAAGGAGTAATCGCAATGCCCTCTCCCCGTCCTGTTTTCCTCAAGCGCCTTGACCGCTTTCCTGATCCGGTGCTGGCTCTTGCTATCGGCCTGCTTTCCGGCTTTGTCCTTGGCTTCTTCATCTAAGGTGCTCATCATGGCCAACCCAACCTACCCGTGCGCCTACCTCGGCCATCTGCCGAACGGAAACCCGGTGCAAGCCCATTCCGCGGATCGTTATTATGCTGTCTATGGGATTGTGATGATCGCTGTCGAGAACAGGGAAGGCAAGCGCCTGTGGCAAGCCACCCGGAACGGTCGTGTGGTTTTTAGCCACCCTGAACACAACAAGGCGCGCGATGCTGCTGTCGCCCTTCTGATCGGAGCCTGACATCATGCGCTACGAAATCAATGTCAGCAAAAACGGCCGCCACTTTTTCGCTACTGCACAGCGCAGCATTACCGCCAAGGAGGAGGAGGCGCAGAAGGTATTCATGGCGCTCAAAGAGCGATTCTACGAGGATGATGGGTACAAGCTGGCCCTGACCTACTGGGAAACCCGCGGTACTCATATCAGCGAAGAAGACCTGTTCAAAGCCTGATTGATCAACCCAAGCGCCTAGCAAAACTGGGCGTTTCAGTGGATCAACCCGTAACCGCAAAGGAGCAAACCATGCACTACCAAGCCGCACTGGCCCTCAAAGCCCTCAAAATCAAAAAGCAACAAGGCCCTTATGCCGCCCGTCGCTTTGCTGTCCGCAATCACGTGCTCGGCCTGTTCCGCCTTGCTCAACAACTCGAAGGAGCAACCCAAAATGGCTTCTAAAATCGCATTCAAGCTGACCGTGCGTGACGTGTTCGCAGCCTACACGGCAATCAAGACCAACCCGGGCACGTATGCACAGCATGATGTCGCTCGCTGCCTCGCCATCAAAACCAAAGGGCGCTATGCTCAGGCCCGGCTGGCGGCAGGGCGTAACGCTGTCATCGAAGCCCTGTTCAGCATGTATCCTAACGCGCTCAAAGGCAATCACGGGCGTGTCACCGCAGCATTCCGCGCTGGCACCGCACCTGCCGAACCCAACTGGTCCTACCTAAACGAACTGGGCGCTCAAGCCCTTGGCATTCCGGAGCAACTGAAATGAAAACATCTGAACTGATTGGCCCTGCCCTTGATTGGGCCGTGGCGAAGTGTGAAGGACTGAATCCTCGTTTCTTTACTGAGCACGAAGCCTATGAAGCTGATGTTCTTCACCAGACATTAAAGTTCGGTGACTACATCATTGTGCTACGCCCAAATAATCACCTTACTCCTCTTGCCAAATACAGAGGTTACAACGACGGGGTATGTTGGAAAGACAACTACTACCCTTCAACCGACTGGTCCCAAGGCGGCCCAATCATTGAACGTGAGAAAATCAGCGTCATCGACAAGGCTTTTCTGGCAGGAACAATTCACGGCAAAGACGGCACATGGATGGCCTACAGCCACGACTCAACCTTGGCGCAGTCGGTGTTTGGTTTCACCCCGCTGGTCGCCGCAATGCGCCGCTACGTCGACAGCAAGCTGGGCGATGAAGTCGAAATCCCGGATGAACTGAAGGTCTGAAAGCAAGGCCCCGTGACAGGGGGCTTGACTGTCAACCCTTGACGCAGTATAATTTAACTGTAACTTTAAAAGGAGCAAGTGAAATGAGCAACTTCAACAAGCTGGCAGCCCGCAAGGAACTGGGCGCCATCCTGCACCGCCTTGACGAGCAAGGCCTGCACACCAACATCCTGCGCCGCATTGTTCGCCGGCACATTGACAATCTGGTCGATACCCTGCCGACGATTGAATTCGGCGCCACCCTGATTGTGCTGCGTGACGCGCTCACGATGGAAAAGTGGGGTGAAATCCGCACCGCTGCCAACCTCCTGCTTGATGCCATCCCGACAACCTACGGCAGCATTCCGGCAGGCACGGTGTTCAAGCATCTGGGGGCGCTCGCCACCAAGCGGAAAGAAGGCCTCGACGTTCAAGGTCACGCTGCGTTTGTCGCACACCTTGCTGCTGATCGTGTTGTCACTGTGGTGAATATCTGATCATGACGCTCATCAAGGTGGCTGTGGCCTTGGTGATTTACCGCCTGTTCTGGGCAAACCTTCCACCTGAAACCCGCTTCATTCTGAGGAATAAACTGAAATGACCAACAACCTCAAAATCAATCAGCCCGACTATGACCGCCTGAAAACGCTGGTCATTCTGGTCTGCTCGCAGGAAGGTGGCATCGCTGCCACCGTCGCGGCAAGGCACGCTAAGGACCACGGCGGGCGCTCGCTGGCCAGCATCAATGCCATCCTGCGCTGGGATATCTTCCACGCCTGCTGCCGCTACGACAAGGCCCTGCTGCAGCACCTCTACAGCTACCTGAACGATGGTCACATCGAGAACGCCCTGAAGCATATCACCGACACAAAATAAGCGCAGCGGCACCGGGGGCGCGCACCGACGAAACCGAAAGGAAAGCCCCCAGCCAGTCTGATCAACTGGTGTGCGGCAGAACCCAGCCAGCCCGGACCTGATCAAGCCGGATTACCCTGCAGCAACAGGTAATGGCGCCCAGCACAACCGGGAGATCGACGCACTGGGAAGAACCGGGGGCTTGCAACCCCCTTCCGTCCGGCACTATTGCTGTGCTGCTGATGATGCCCCAGCAAGGGCGAAACGGAGAATGTGAAAATGAAATACGAATTTACAGGTGAAACAAAGGTTGCAAGGGGTGTCACCCTCAAGCAAATTCGCGCGCTGGTAACAATTGCTGGCGTAGTCGCCGCAGGTGATTGTGGTGGATGGATTGAGTCGGAAAAAAATCTTTCTCAGGTCTCTGACAACGCTTGGGTCTATGGCAACGCGCGGGTCTATGGCAACGCGCGGGTCTCTGGCAACGCGCGGGTCTCTGGCGACGCGCGGGTCTATGGCGACGCGCGGGTCTATGGCAACGCTCAGGTCTCTGGCAACGCTCAGGTCTCTGGCGACGCTTGGGTCTCTGGCAACGCTCAGGTCTCTGGCAACGCTTGGGTCTCTGGCAACGCTCAGGTCTATGGCAACGCTCAGGCCTATGGCAACGCTTGGGTCTATGACAACGCTTGGGTCTATGACAACGCTTGGGTCTATGGCAACGCGCGGGTCTATGGCAACGCGCGGGTTTATGGCAACGCGCGGGTTTATGGCAACGCGCGGGTTTATGGCAACGCGCGGGTTTATGGCAACGCGCGGGTTTATGGCAACGCGCGGGTTTATGATCGTTCGTCAATTTTTTGGGCGTCAAATGTTGGTAGTGAAAACGGCACGCTAACTGTTTTCAACAACAAATACGGAACGCTGACCGTCACTCGCGGTTGTTTCATCGGCTCGGATGTTGAATTTTTGGCTAAGTCGAGGATGGTTCATGACGACAAAATTCACCATGAGTACAGCCTGCTGATCGAAGTTGCTCGCTCGCGAATTGTTTGTAAATCATGAGAATCCGAGGCAAGCGGCCTATCCCGCTTTTCAGGCTGATCAAAGCCAACCCGCCCGGCAGGTATCGCACCAAAAAGATACCCTGCCGCCTTTCCATACCTGACTGGGGCTAATGTTCGAGTGTTGGGCAATACATTGCAGCATTCAGCGCCCGCAACAACCTGCTCCCGTCGCACTTCATTGTTCAGAAAGAATTGGTGACAGCATGAGCACCGTCTGGATCAAGCCGTATGACCTGAACCTTGAGAAAATCAAGCGTGACGCCGCTGGCAACATCGTGTCAGGCTGGGTGATCAACGGGGGCTGGTTCTTTGAAATCAAGGACGGTGAAGTTCTGTGCCGGGAAAAAGCTGGCGGTCGCATTGTCAATCGCCACCCTGTCAGCACCGAACCGATAACCGAATATGAAGCTCCTGAATATGAATGGAGGGGGTAATGAAAAAGATGCTTCAAGCGCTGGTCAAGCACCTTCAGGACAATCGCTGGAATATCGTTCGTGACGTTGATGTTGTCGCTGAAGTCTATGACCCAACCTTCGGTCTCAGCACCAAAACTGAGACCCTTTCAATCGTCGATTTTGATCAACTGCTCATCCAGATCGACAATTTTGCGGAGACTTTCAACCATGAAGCTCAGTGAACTTCGCAACCTGATGTACGCGCTCGGAAAGCACGCGGCACCTGTGATGGTGGTGCGCGACGCCGAACAAGCTGCACAAATGACGCGCGATGATCCGGTTGGCCACGTGTGGTCTATCGGTGAATCTTTTTATTCAGCACCGATTGAAAAGGAGTCACCAATGATTGACCCGACCAAAACCAGCCCTGAAAAGCTGGCCGAAATGAACGACAGCCTGATCGTCGACAACAACTACCTGCGGGCGGAACTCACTAAGGCTCAGGCTGAAATTGCCCGACTGATCAAAGAAGCTGAGGATGCCTGCAACCCGATGTAAAAAATCCAGTGTCAACGCTTGACAAAGTTAATCCAAAGGTTTAAACTGGAATCTCAGTACCGAACAACGCAACTTAACAGGAGAATCAAATGTCCCTCATTCTTCATTGTGGTGCCAGCGCGATCAACCGTGCAGCGCTTGCAGCCCTCCCGCTCCCGGCCCCTCGCGGTTCGCGTCATGTTGTTCGTCCGTTTGTTGAGGATGTCGAACTTGTTGAAACGTTCCTTGGTCGCAACGGTTTCAGTGTTGTTGATGAAGGTTTCGGCACAAAGACCGACGCCAAGGGTTTCCCGTCACAGTTCTTTGGCCTGCTCGAAATCCAGCCTACCGTGCTGGAGGGCGAATACATCCCGAAGGACAACAGCTTCAAGTTGCAGATCGGAATCCGTGGAAGCTACGATCAATCACTGCCGCGCGGCCTTTCTGTCGGCAGTTTGGTAACCGTGTGCGATAACCTCGCGTTCTCTGGCGAAGTGTCGGTCTATGCCAAGCAGACCACCAACATCGGTTCCCGCATTGCTGGACTGCTCGAAGCGGCTGTTGGCGAAGTCCCGGTGCTGGCCGACCATCAAGCCCGTCGCTTCGATGCCTACCGCAATTATGAGCTTAGCAAGGTCAAGGGTGATGCGATTCTGGTCGAATGCGTTCGCCTTGGCATCCTGAACCCGAGTGACATCGGCAAGGCCATCAAGGAATGGGACGAACCGAGCCACCCGGAACATGCCGCCAACGGTAAGACTGTCTGGACCCTGTTCAATGCCGTGACGGAGAGCATCAAGCCGGCCAACACCGACCGCCCCCATGTGCTCAGCGCATGGCAGCGCACTGTCCCGCTGACCGCCTTCCTCGACAAAGGCATCGGCCTCACCCACTAACCCAACCCGCCCCCGCAAGGGGGTGAAAAGGCAAGGTGCCTCGGTTCCGTCAGGTCGCAACGCTGGTGGTTAAACTGAGCGAGTATTACAGGCCGAAGCACCTTGGCTTTTCACCCACCCACGTAACAGGAGACTCACCATGCAACGCTCAAACCCTTTCGCCCGCGCCATCGCAATGTTCGCCGCCATCGCTCTTGCTGCAAGCCGCTACGCCACCCCTGCCCAGCTTGCCGCTGCCAACACACCCTATGTCAGCCGCGGCAAGGGTGAAGGTCGCATTGGCAACAAGCACGCCAAGTCCTCCTTCAAGCAGAACAAGCGCCGGGGGCTGTAAGCATGAAATTCCTCGCAAGCCTTGCGGGGGCTGTCGCGGTGATCATCATTGCAACGGTCTTCCTCTACCTCGCCCTTGACAGCTTGCTGCTCACCCCTTCACCTTTCGGTCACTAAGGCACCCGGAACCGAAGCTCCCTTACGGAGCTTGACCATCCGGGCCTGATGTTGTAGAATCACCCTTGCTACGGCTCTCCGCGATGTGGCAAAGGGATGAGAAACCCCAGCACTCACAAGGTGCTGGGGTTTTTTCACATATTGACGATATGTGACCCGCGTGTTACCATCACAACTCCCTTTGCTAACCGTCTTTGTCGGAGATTAACCTTGTGCCCAACACGCAACCCGTCCTCAGCCAGCCAGTAAGCTGCGCCTATGGCGAAAACGTCAAATCAGGTGTCGTCAAGCCGTTTGTTTTCCAGTCACTGCGGGCGTTCGCCGGCTGGCTGAAGAACCTGCCGCCTGTAGCTGACAAGATTCAATCGAAGTATCTTGTTGGGGCCACGTTCAGTACGACCGAGCGCACCCTCAACACGCTCACCGGCGCAACAATGCTGCAGTGTGACTTCGACAAGGTGATCAACCCTGAGCAGCAGTCCGCGGTCTGTGCTGTGTTGGAGGGGTTGGGCATTGCCCACATCTCCTTTGACACCTTCAGCAACGGTGGTCGCTTTGTTGTTCTGATCCCGTTGTCCCGGCCGGCAAGCATCGCCGAGCACAAGGCCACGATGGACTGGGTTGTGTCCGAGCTTGGCGCCTACGCTGCAGGGCTTGATGCTGCCTCATACAACCCGGTGCTGCCACGCTTTGTCAGCCCGAACGCCGCGAACCCTGAGCGCACAGTCACCCTGTTCTCAGGCGCCCTCCTTGCGCCTGTAGCTGCCCCGGATGCCGAGCCCTTGCCGGCCAACGTCCACTCGCTTGCACCCATCCCTGCCAAAGCTGCTGTGCTCGACCGCTTCGCCCTCTATGAAGATCAGGCAAGCCCCGAACAGCAGCGCTTGTTCCTCATTGCAGTGAGGCACAACTTGTTGCCGCAGGATAGGCTGGACGAGTACCCGCGATGGTTCCCGGTGATATACGCCGGCTTCCGGGGCTGGGCTGTGAACAGCCTGAACCTCACCGAGTCCCAAAGGGAGATGGTCGAGGTGCTGAATGTCTGGTCAGCCCAGCACCCCAAATATAAAAAGGATGCAATCCAGATCAAGCTGAAGGACTGGCTGCGCGACCGCGGCACAGGCAACAAGCCGCTGCACGTTCAGTCCATCCTGACCCACGAGGTTGAGGCCGAGCGCTTGCGCACTGCAATCAACGTCGATGACAGCATTGACTTCGACGAAAAGGTTGCGCTGGTCGAGGTCTTTGACAGGATGCTGGGCGCCACACCTGTCACCGTGGTGTCCGATGAGGCACTGGAAGCTGCGCTGACCAAGGTGCAGAAGCAGGATGAGGACAACGCCGCCCTGCGCATGCGCGGCCTGACCTTCATATCCCGGGCACCGCAGGTCAACGACCGCTTCGAGCATTTCCTTGACATCCTGACCGCCTTCGCCACCAGCAACAAGAAGGAACGCTGGGAACTGGTCGACGGCGAGTGGGATGAGTTCCTGCGCCCGGCACCGATCCTGATCAGCATGTGCCAGATGTATTCGATGGGGTTCGCGCCCCACGTGATGTTCCGTGAGTCGGAGACCATCCCGCCCAAGGCGCTGAACGTGTTCTTCCTGAACATCGCGCCGGCGGGCACCGGCAAATCGACAGCGATGGACATCATCCACAACACCCTGTCCAGGACCCTGTTCAAGAACCTGAGCCCCAGCTACAAGCTGCACTCAGCAACCGGGCTATGGGTCAACGCCTTCGAGCGGCACGGCCCGCTACAACTGGTCACATCGGATGAGGCCGAGTCCCTGATTGGCAAGCACAATCAGAAGGACCAGCACCTGCTTGCCCTGCAGACATCGGTCAAGCAGCTGTACGATGCGGGTGTGCCCGGACGTAAGTTCAGGCCTTCCGCACAAGTTCAGCGTGAACTCCGCGAGATCACCGCCCCAGTCATGAACCTGAACTTGGCCGCCACGCCGGCGCTCCTGCGCGATGACATGACCGGTGCCATGATGCACGACGGCTTTGTGTCCCGCATGATCGTCAGCATTGATGACCGTGACCGCAAGGGTGAGACCGAGGCCGAAGAGATCAAGCGCAAGGCTGACCTGATTCGCGAGAAGGCCAACGGCACACTGGACACCACGCTCGCCGCGCTGGTCAAGTTCATGAACGATTCGTGGCGCAGCCCTGAAGCCAAGCACCCGGCTGGCCGTGAGTTCTTCAGCATCACCGGTGACGAGCCTGACGCTGACCTATCAGGCCGGATCAGTGCCCACTTTGAGCGCAACGATTATCCTGTTCGCTACATCACGCCGCCCAAGGACGACGCTGGCATTGTCAGGTTTGCGACAATCCTGACACGCGCTCGCACATGCTGGTCTGTGCCGCCGGGCATGAAGGGCACCGATGCCGAGGCCAACATCGAGTCGCTGCGTGTCCGCGCCCAGATCAAACTGTGCATATTGTCATCTGTCCTGACACTGGTGGCCAACCCGGGCGCCACCGAGGTCAATCTCGAGATCATGGAATGGGTTGCCGACATCCTATACTGTACCCAGCACCCGTTCTACCGCTACCTGATGAACTCTTCCGACACTGTGCCGACACTGCTCAGGGCCAAGGCCAACCCGGTGTTCATCGACAAGCTGCGCCCGGCTACTGCCGAGGGCGGCCCGCTGCGCGGTGGCATTGTGACGAGTCAAGTGCTGCGCAACTTCAGTCGTCCGTGGCGCAAGCTGATATCCGATCTGAAACTGCCCGAGGCAAACGAGCGCCGCCGCGCCGCCGAGGATATACTGGACGAGCTTGAGGTCAAGCACGAACAGCGCGCCGGGGCGCATGTGTTCTATGCAACGAAGGGTCTGGACTGATGGAAGCTGAACTGAACTTTGACGCAATCTTTCTCGGCCATAGCGCCGAGGTGGGTGGCGGTCATCTTGAAACCCGCAACGATGTTGAAGAGGCGCGCGAGGAAGAAGAGGGTTTGATCCTGAGCAACGAGGCCGACCTGTTCTGCAGGTTGATCACGATGCACGGGCAGATGCCAAGCGAGGCCTACACCCACGCCTTCATGATCACCGACGATGATGGCATCATCACCAAGCCTGACATGCCGGCCTATCAGGCACGTGTATTGCTTCGTCAGCCCGAGGTCAAGGCGCGGATCGAAGAGATCAGAGCCGAGGTGGTGAAGTGGGGCAAGACATCGGTGGAGGAGGTCGAGGCCAACTATCGCCGCATTGCACTGGACCCCACGGTCAAGCACTCCGACCGCATTGCCGCCACCAAGGCGCTGTGTGCGCTGCGCGGCTTCGATGCTCAGCCCGAGAACCAACCCGGGATGACGATCAACATCACCCTTCCGTTCGTGCCCCAACAACTTGGCCGAGGTGTCACCTATGATCACGAACCTGAGTGAAATGCGCTCTGCCCTGATGAGGGGTGTTCGCACATGCAATCTAGTCAGCCCTGCGAAGATGAACCCCGAGCAGGCTGACCAGTACGCGCAGGCCCATTTGTTCCTTGAGCAACTGGGTGAACGGCTTGTCGAGGCTGGTGATTTTCACACCCAAGCTGTGTCAATCATTGACAGGGTGATGCGCAAGCGGTAGAATAGAGGTGTTGTTCAAACAGGAGAACTTAAATGATTAAGATATTGGAGATCGGCGCGACCGCCGACGAGTGTCGGGCTGAACTCGTCCGTGAGTCGTACAACAACCCGACCATTCGCAAGGTCATGGATGCTGCACGGTACGCAGGGTTCAGCGGTGAAGACACCTATGCGATACTGGCCTATCACCTCTGTGTGGTGGCCGACAAGTATCAGGAGATGTGTCTTGAGCAACTGCAGAAGAGTCCGCACTACGTTTTCCTTAAGGCGGGCGAGGTGATTCCAAAATGATCACGCACACCCGTCGCAACGGAAAAAGCTGGTTTGCTGAGCAGTTTAAAAACTACTGCAAGCAAGCCGGCCTGTCACTGTACGTCCGCCGCACAGACCCCCATAAGACTGACCTGTTCATTGATAAGCATGGTGTTGAGCATGAAGTGTCGAAGCCATGCGGTCTCACCTTTGACGTGGTGATTGTAGATGAGGCTCCAAAATGAGCCTGCCAACCGGCAACTACCGTGCCGTGCTGCTGTATGCAAAGCGGCACGGTGGTCGGAACTTCTATACTCTGGACTTCATCCTGACCGAGAGCGGTGAGCGAGAGCGTGCGGTAGTTCTGTTCGAGGATATGCCGCAGGTTTTCAGTGCGTCGAGGTTTGTGATTCGGGAGGGTGGCATCTGGTCGCCGGTTGATCCGACTGTTAAACAGCCGGTGGTCACCCTGAGCCTGAGCTACAACGCAAAGTGGGAAAGCACCCGGGCACTGTCGGCTGCACGCACAGGGCTGACGACAGCGTGTGACATCAAGGCGCCTGTGAAACTACATTACGAGGATTTTTAAAATGACACTAAATCTAGATGACTTTGAGCCGGTTGCTTATTCGCCCTTATTCAATGCAATGGCAGCAGCAACTAAGAACTATGCCAGTGTTGGAATAAGTATTTCAGTGAAAGCTTTCACTGAAGAATTAGGGGATGTTTACGCCGCCTCCAAGATGCAGCAGCTAATCGACCAGTGCAATGCGAAGGATGAGGAGATTACATCACTCTTGGATGTTCGAGATAGGCAAGAAAACTATATGGCATCGCAAGGAAAACGACTCGCCACTCTCCAGACACAGAACGCGGAACTGCTGGCTGATGCTGAGCGGTATCGGAATCTGAAGCCAATCATCGACCAGTTTCCAGAGATTAACCCAAGCAACTACGATCACGACGACGTTTGCCACTTGAATGGTTGGGGTGTCGAACTCGTTCTAGCAGAGGCGGCAAAAACAAGTAATTAGTTTGTTTTACGAGTCAGTTGGCTCTCGATAAAAGCCTGCAAATATTGGAAATAAAACCCAATGGAAACTGCAATCAACGATGCAATCAAAAACCTTGCGGAAAAAGCTAAATCCGCACCTTCCCACGAAGCATTGCACTACACGCAGGCCGCGCTGAACTTGGCGCATGTCCTGCAAGTGCAGAAACAGACACAAACCGTATCGTAAATAAAATGCCGCTGTTGGTATTAACTGATGGCGGCAATAGCCAAAGCGAAAGAAGGTGAATAATGGATGAAATGTACAACGAGGCAATAGACAACCTCCGCACCGAGCTAGCCGCAGCCCAAGCAGATAACGCCCGTTTGCGGAACACGCTTGACCACTGGCTACTAGCAACAGTGAATCATCGCACTGAGTTTGCGGGCGAAAGAGCCATCACACGCAAGGAACTCGCCGCCAACTCCCCAGACGACGCGCTGAGAGAATATAACGCGAAGCTGGTGGAGAAATTGTCTGATGAACTTGGAATATATCTCGATGACTTCGCAGACAAGATCAGGAAAGGAAAATTCTAGATGCAGCATACCGTAGCTGAATATATTCTTGCTGGAGTAGGTGCCATTTGGTTTATTAGCCAGATATGCGAGTTGCTTAAATGACCGACAAAATCCGCGAGGCTTTCGAGAACACGCCACGATGTACTAGCGACGGTGACTTCGGGTCATTTGAGGCAGGATGGAATGCCGCGCTGAGTTCGCTCGAGCAGGTTGGCACAGCGGCGGTGGCTTGCAACACCTTGTCCGTTGGCTGGACCGAGGTGCTTGATCATAATGAAAAACTTTATCGAATCAGGAAGGTGTGAGATGACAATGTTTTATTTGCTAGTCGGCATTGTGATCGTGTCGGTGGTTGTTGGCATGGTCACCTGTGACAGTGAGTACGGGTGGAAATTTTTCATCATACTTTGCGTGATCTGGGTGGGTGTCTTGATTTACAGATACAACACCGATCCTGAGTGGATAAAGGATCGTGTTGATCGCGATGCCGCTATCGTCGCCCAGAAACGTGCCGACGAACAACCCCGTGTGATCCGTGAGGCTGATGGCTGCAAGGTCTATGCCTTCAAGTCGGGCGATCGCTGGCACTACTTCACCCGGTGCAAGGAGATGACCACAACCGACACCTCATGGGAAGAATGCCACACCTCCGGCAAGACCCGTAAGTGTGAGACCCTAACTGAAAGCACGGTGGTGACCAAATGACCGAAACATTAGTCGCAATCGAGCAACACTGGGTCGCCTTCGTCATTGTAGTGCTTGCCATCTGCCTCATCGGTGAGTCGTGGAGAGGTAAATGAAACTTCGCCCGTACCAGCGCCGCCTGATTGATGTGGCGCTCAAGCACCTGTTTGACTATCCGCTGGCCGTGCCGCTCATCGTAGCACCAACAGCCAGCGGCAAGTCGGTGATCGTGGCCGAGCTATGCGTTGAACTGGGCAAGACAGCCAGTGGCATGGTGCTTGTGCTGACGCACCGTCGCGAACTGGTCGAGCAGAATGCAGCCAAGCTGCCCGAGCACATTCAGGTTGGCGTTTATTCTGCCGGGCTGGGCAAGAAGGAACTGCGCCGGGTGACCGTGGCCGGCTTCCAGTCTATTCGCAAGCAGGCTGCCAAGCTGCCGAAGGTGGCCTACATCCTGATCGACGAGGCGCACTTCGCCTTGACTGGCTACAAGGAATTCATTGATGCGGTAAAGGATAAGAGCCCCGAGGTACGGGTCATTGGTCTGACCGCCACACCCTATGACGGTTCAGCCAACCGCACCGCACTGCACCTGTTGCCAGCCGACAAACGCATCTTCACCGGTGTCGGCGCTGAGGTCACGATGGGTGAACTCCTTCGCGATGGTTACCTGTGCCCACTGGTGCCGTATGGCCCTGACAACAAGCTAGACACCAGCGGGGTTGAGGTGGATAACCGCACAGGCGACTTCGCTGCCGGCCAACTACAGCGCGCGGTCGATACCGACGAGATCAATGCGCCTGTTGCTCGGGAGATCGCCGGCATCTTCGCCAACCGCAACGCAGTCATGGTCTTCTGTGCCGGGGTTGATCACGCCAACCACATTCGTGATGCGCTTGTTGCCCTCGGCGAAGAGGCCGAGGTGGTGCTGGGTGATACACCCGCGGCCGAGCGCGAGCGTCGCCTCATCGCATTTAAAACTGGCAAGCTAAAGTACATCGTGGCGTGCGAGGTTCTGCTGGTCGGCTTCGACGCTCCGATCTGTGATGGCATTGCCAACCTTCGCCCGAGCAAGAGCGCCCTGATCTGGGTGCAATTGTGCGGTCGAGGCATGCGGCTCTACGACGGAAAGATCAACTGCCTGATGGCCGACTTCACCGACACCTCAGTTGAGATGGGGCCGCTGGACGAGATCGAAGGCAACGCCCCCAAGCTGAAGACCGGTGAGGCCCCCACCAAGGTGTGCGAGGAATGCTATAGCATCCTGCTTGCAGGTCTGAAGTTCTGCCCGGTGTGCGGGTTCGAGTTTGAGTTCGCACCCCGCGTGGACGGCCGCCAGTTCGACGCAACCACCGGCCTGCTAATCAGCGGTGTGGTGAAGAACGAGGACGGCACCAAGACCTATCCCGTGTCGTCCGTGGACTATGAAGTGCGGACGACAACCAAGGGTGACCCGGCACTGGTCGCCAAGTACATGAGCCCGGGGCGTGCAAGCGCGGTGGCGACCGACTGGTACAACCTGTGGCACCACTCGGCTGGTGTGGTGCGGCGTGACATTGAGCGCTGGCTGCGTCGGCAGAAGAACCCCGGCGGGTCTGTGCCGCTGACCGCGCAGGAGGCACTTGCACGGGCTGAGATGGGCGCGCTGAAGGTTCCAAAGTCGGTGACGGTGAAGCCCGGCTCCCCCTTCCCTGTTCGATTCGGTGTGTAAGTGCTTGACATGTGTGTCAACGGTTGATACAATTGAGTCTCAGTAGGAAATATCAACCGAACAGGAGATTCAAATGTCCCGCTTCAAGAAAGAAGTAAAGGCGATCATTGCCGATCAGGATGTGCGTGACCCGCGTGCAACCCTGCTGGCAATCGAGCGTTTGTGCGACGCAAAGATTTCAGGCCCGAAGAAGCCTGAAAAACTGCTGCGCATTACGGTCACCCGCGGCTCGCTCCCCGGAACCGTTGCTGTCGATATCGCGCATAACGAGTGCGAGCTTGACATCCTCCTCAGCCTTGCCGCTGTGCGCAAGGGTGTGATCTCCTTCCTCGCATCCCGCAACCAAGCAGAAGGAGAAGGCAATGTCTGAAATCCTCAACGAACAAGGCCTGCCTCTGGCCGCCGAACCTGAAGTTGAAACCCCTGTGGAATTCTTCTTCAGCCTGCAGGCTGACACCGAAGGCATCACCGAACTGAAGTTTGCCAAGCAGATCGAACCGCTGTTCGGCACCCTGCTCACCGCACTGGACTACGTCAATCAGACGTTTGACCAGCCCTACCTAACCCTTGGTGTTTTCCTGCGCAGCTTGGCAGACACCGCCGATCAAATCGAGGCAGCACATGCCGCAGCAAACACCGCCGTCAAAGAAGTCCCGGCAAACTGACTACGTTGCCCGGCTGAAAGAGCAAGGGCTCGTCAGCCTGTCATCGGTCTATGTGCCGAAGGTAATCGCTCCCGAGTGCCGTGAACTGGTTCGGAACCATGTCGCGGAATGGGAGTCGAAACAACCCAAGTTCTGATCGTTGATCAGCTTGATCCAAGGAGATTCAAATGCGTGGAAATTCTGATCTGTCCGAAACCTACCCGTTCTCTGTGGCACCGGCGAACGGTTGGGGTAACCCGAACCCGTCCGAAGAGTGGGTCATCGCCAACGATGCTGCCATCGGCAAGGCTGTCAAGATCGAAGCTGACGGTAGCTTCGAAGACGTTGAGTACCTTGATGCCACCCGTTTCAGTGACGCAAGCACCGCCGCCATTGCTTCTGGTCGCATTGCCAAGCAGTACAAGCTGGCAGCTTAACTGCCGAACCGAAGGTTGCGTCACACTTCACCGGGGCTGACGACCCCGGGCCTTCACTACTTTTTTTTAAACAGGAGATTCAAATGCAAGTCAATGTTCATGTCGATGCCGAAACCACTTCGGTGCAATTCGTAGCTCTCGCCAACTTTTTCACCGAACTGTCCGGTGTCCCGGCCGCAGTCCGTGTTCAGCCGCCATCTGACCCTGCCAATCTGGATGAACCGGAAATCGTCGTGATCCCGGAAACTACGACCACCACCACCACCAAGCGCCGCCGCACCAAGGCTGAGATCGCAGCCGACGAAGCTGCCGCCAAGGTTGCCGCTGCCGAAGCTGAAGCCAAGGCTCAGGAAGAAGCAATCTCGGGTGAAGGCTCGGTGGTCGCCGAAGCGGAAGCTGCTGCACAGTCGAGCAACGAAGCTGCGCTGGCCGAGATCAAAGCCGCTGAAGCTGCCACCGTTGTTGTCGACGACTTCGAAAAGGTTGCCGGCGGCAAGACCTACACCGAAGCCGAAGCTCAGCAACTGGCCACGGTCATCGCCCGCACCAAGGGTCCGCAGGTTGTCAAGGACAAGATCGCCGCTCTCGGCGCAACCCGTATCGGCGACCTGACCGCCGATCAACTGAACGAACTGGGCAACTTCCTCGAAGCCCAGAAGTAATAGCCTGACCCGGGTGGTTTCCCTGCCACCCGGGAATTTAAATCGGAGAATCAAAATGAGTTTCGAACAAATTGTTCAGCAAGCCGTTGCTGAAAACAAGGCCAATCGCGCCCGCCTTGGCGGCTTCTTGTCGCAGACCGCCAAGGGCATGCGCAAGAGTGAGTACGCCCGCGAGTTCTGCACCGTTGCCATCAGCCTTGGGCGTGCAACCGGTAAGACCAAGTTCATCCTGAACAACGCTCGCCCGTGGGATATCATCATCACATCGATTGAACCTGAGCGTCGTCGTCTTCAGCAAGACTATGTGCAGTGCGAAGTGTTGACCGCGAATGATTTTCGCCACGACCCGTACCTTTGGCGTGGCCGTAAGCCGATCACCCCGCGCACGATCTACATCGACGAGGCTTCGCGTCTTGACCCGCGCGCGCTTGATGTGATTTACGAAGTGCTCGCTCAGCATCCTGATCAAACCTTTGTCCTTCTGGGGTAACAATGAAAGTCCCTGTCTTTTATTCACCGCGAATGGTCGCTGATAGCGGCGGGTTCAGCCCCTCTGCTGCCAAGCCTGCCGTGGTTGTCAAGGCGTGGGAAGATGCCAAGATGCCTATCGCTATTCGCGAACCGCTGATTGCCACCTATCCGATGCTTGATGCCGCACATGACCCGCACTTTGTCAAAGAAGTCATGCTGGGTCAGCGTGATAACGGTCATGGCAATCGCTCAACCAAGTTGGCCAACACCTTACCCCACACCTGCGGCGCGATGGTGTCGGCAGCACGTGAGGCTATTGAGAATGGCAAGGGTGCGGTTGCCCCGGTGTCGGGGTTCCACCATGCAGGCTACGATTTCGCCGGCGGGTTCTGCACGTTCAACGGTCTAATGGTTGCTGCGATGGCGTTGCCGGATGACGAGGTTGGCATTCTTGACTTCGACATGCACTACGGCAACGGCACCGACAACATCATCCTCACCTTGGATCAGGGTTCGCGCATCACGCACTATTCACAAGGCACGTACAAAGACCCGAAGAACCCTGAAGACTGGTTGCACCGGCTGCCGCGGTTGCTGGAGCGCTTCGAGTTCTGCGATGTCGTGCTTTACCAAGCCGGGGCCGACCCGCATATCGACGACCCGCTCGGCGGCTGGCTGACCACTGATCAACTGTTCCGCCGTGACCTGATCGTGTTCAAGAAGCTGCGCGACATGCAGGTTCCTGTCGCATGGAACTTGGCCGGTGGATATCAATCGGACTTCAACAAGGTTGTTGAAGTCCATGTCAACACGATGCGTGCGTTCGTTGAAGCGCATCACAACTGGGAGTAATTATGGACAGCACTATCAAGACCGGCATCCTCAGCTACACCGAACTCAACGACCTCATCGACCAAGGTGTGATCGAAGGTGTCGCCCGTGAGTCGGTCAATTCGAACAGCATCAACGTCACGCTTGGCAACAAGTTCTTGGTCGAGGCCGAGGACTTCAGTTCTGTGAACGGCCAGTTCTACAAGCCGCTTGAATTTTCCAAGCGCCAGTCGCCGGCCTTCATCGAAGTTGAAGGTTCCGTGCTGCTTCCGCCCGGCGGCTTCGCTCTCGCCTCGCTGGTCGAGAAGGTCAATCTGCCGAACGATCTGGTGTGCATGGTGATGCTACGCTCGTCGGCCGCCCGCATGGGGTTGGAACACTCATACGCAGGTTTTGCGGATTCACTTTTTTCAGGAAATTTGACACTTGAACTGAAGAACTTCACACGCTTCAACACGATTCACCTGCGTGGTGGTGACCAAGTCTGTCAACTAGTATTCCATCGCTGCTATCCTGTTCCTGTCGGCATGGGGTACAAAGGGAAATACTCAAACTTCACAGGCCCGCAAGCTATTCTGCCTGAGTACAGTTGACATAGCGTGCGCCGGGTGATATGATGCTGGTTATATGAAAATCCCACGCACATCACCCGGCTGTATATACCACCTTACGTTCCCTAATGGGAAAGGCTATGTGGGCATGACATCTCAGCGATTCAGTGATAGATGGCGCGGCCACATGAAAGCCGCGGCTCGCGGCTCAAATCTCGCCGTGCATCGCGCTATTAGAAAATATGGTGATGTCACGGTTGCCATTGTTGCAGACGGTGTCCCAAAAAACGAACTCGCCGCGCGTGAAATGGTGGCAATCGCCGCGCTGCGCACGAAGGTTCCGAACGGATACAACCTCACTGATGGTGGCGACGGCGTGACAGGCTGGTACTTATCGGCCGATGAAAACACCAAGGAGGCTTTCAGGGAAAAATCGCGAGAGAGAATGAAAAAGCTACACGCTGATGGTCGAGTCAGTATTGCGCCGGCGCTCGCCTATGGTCGATCACCAGAGGGTCGCGCACAACGTTCAGCATCTGTACGCAATAGGTTTCAAACAGATGACAGCTTCAGAGATGCGGCGCTAACGGCGTTGCGCGACGCCGCAGGAACAGACACGCATAGACAGGCGTTGCTTGCTGGAATTGCGCGACGTTCGAAAGACCCTGCATGGCGCCGCATGGCCAATGACAAAATGAAAACGATCAACAGCAACCCCGCCATTGTTGCAAAATCAGCCAAGGCGCGAGCCTTGCGGAACGCTGACCCCGAGTTTCAAAAGCGGAGACTTGAGAAAGTTCGAATAGCTCAGTCGCTACCTTCTTGGAAAAAGACGAACGCCGAGATGAATAAAGCTCGGCGGAAAATAACAGACGAGCAGTTACCTGAAATGCAAAGAATGCTCGACAACGGTGTTTCTCAGAAAAACGTCGCCGCCCATTTTAAGTGCAGTGTTTCTACGATTGTCCACATGAAAGCCTTAATAAACAGGAGCATGTCAAATGAGTGAAGTTGAAACCACATCCGAAGATCGCGGCCACGCTAAGCTGTCACCGTCGTCAAGCGACAGGTGGCTAGAATGTCCGGCCAGTATCACCCGCACACCTGCCAACCTCGAAGACGAGGGTAATGACGCTGCGCACGAGGGCTCTGCCGCTCACGATCTGGCAGAGTATTGCCTGAAGAATGCTGTCGATGCTGTCGCCGGCAAGATGAAGGACGAGTTCGTAAAGTGGGACACACCGGAACTGCGCGACTTCGTTCAGATTTATCTGGACTACGTGCGCCGCCTTGTCGGTGATGGTGACCTGTTCGTCGAGCAAACCCTGCACATCTTCAAGCGCCACGATGTCTGGGGCACAGCCGATGCTGTCATTGTCACCAAGGACGGCACGATCCATGTGGTCGATCTGAAGTTCGGCCGCGGCATTCTGGTCGAGGCTGAAGACAACACCCAACTGACCCTCTACGGTATTGGCGGGCTGGCCTTCGACTGGCTGTGCCGCGTGCCCGTGCACACAGTGCATGTGCATATCGTCCAGCCCCGCCGCGGCAACTACCCTTCGCAGGCATACCCTGTTGAGCAGTTGGTGCAGTGGATCAAGGACAACGAGCACAAGGTTGCCCGGGCCAACAGCGGTAGCAACGAGGCTCACCCCGGTGTGCATTGCCGCTGGTGCCCAGTCAAGGGTCCGTGCAAGGAACGTGCTGAGGCCAATCTGGCAATGGCCTCGTTCGACTTTGCCGCACCTGTGCCTGCCTGCACCGGTGACAAGAGCGAACTGACCGAGGAAGAACTGGTCAAGGTCTTTGTCGCCCTGCCTCAGATTCGCCAGTACCTTGACGATGTTGAGGCCGAGGTGTCCAAGCGCGCCCACGACCACGAGGTCAAGGGTGTCAAGTGGATACCCGGTCGCACCGTTCGCAAGATCGTTGACGAGGCCAAGGCTATCGTTGCGCTTGAGGCTGTTGGTATCAAGCCTTACGCTGAGCCGTCCCTGCTTGGCATCACCGAACTTGAGAAGCGGGCCAAGGCGCTGAAGCTCAAGCTCGACACGGTGATGGGTGAAGCGCTTGCCAAGGTCACATCCAAACCTGTTCTGGTTGCGGAGTCACACCCGACACCGGCACTCAACCCTGCAACGTCCACCGCTGCAGATTTCTCTTGAAAGGAAAATGAAAATGGAATTCCTACTTGCCGATGACGGGTCGATGGTTAATGTGGCTCACATCATTCGTATCCATAAAAACGGGTATGCAGAACTGACAAATAATGAGTCGGTCGCGCTCACCCGGGGCGATGACGGCTATGATTTTTTGGATGCAAACCCGTGCAACTTCGCCGCATCAACAGACTCGGAGATTCAGTATTACGCGGCTGAGTCGCTAATTAAGGCGCTTGACAATCAGCTACCCGAAATTTGCCAGCACCTGCACACCATTGCGTCCGTGCTTTGGAATCAGGAACAGCAAGGTGCCCCGATATTTGCCGAAGACCTGCCGCCAGCAAAAGTCCTTGACCAACCCGTCAAGGGTTGATACAATGGGGGTTCCTGAGCAATCAGGGACAACCACTCTACTCAGTCTAACCGCCTACTAGGAGATCACTCTAATGGCTACCAAGTTCATCAGCGACAAAGTTCGTGTTTCTTACGCCTTCCTGACCAAGCCGAAGCAAAATGACCGCGGCGAGGACAAGTTCTCCGCGACCATCTTGATGCCGAAGTCCGACACCAAGAAGTATGCCGAGCTTCGTGCGTGCGAACGTGAAGCTGCCGAGAAGAAATTCCCGGGCAAGCCGGCCTCGTTCTATGCTGCAATCAAGTCCGTCATCCACGACGGCGACGGCCTGCGCCCGACCGGCGAACCGTTCGGCCCTGAGTGCAAGGGTCAGTGGGTCTTCACCGCATCCACGAGCGACCGCCCGGGATGCATTGATGAGAACCTACAACCCCTGATGGAACCGATCAAGTCCGGCGACTACTGCCGTGTCTCGATCAACATGTACGGCTTCGACACCGCGGGCAACCGTGGCGTGGCGGCCGGCCTGAACAACGTGCAGTTGCTTGAACGTGGCGAAAGCCTCGGCGGACGCAGCGATGCCGTGAGTGACTTCGCTCAGTTCTGATCCATCAACACCGCTTAGTTGCGGCGCCCCGGGCTTAACGGCCCGGGGCTTTTTAACGGGAGAATATAAATGGCAGTTGATCTGAAAGACACACTTCGCCGCTACGTCAGCGATGAGCCGCTTGACCGCGACGCAATTGAACTGCTTCGCGTCGCCGGCCTGCTCGCACCGACAGGCTACATGATCACCGAGATGGGCCGCACGTTGATGGTGCAGAACCCACCGCAAATGCCCGGGTGTGACCCTGACAACCCGCGCTACCTGATCAAACCCGGGATGGTAACTGCTGTGCTCGATAGCACCTTGGGCAAGCTCGGCCCGACCAGCACCATCTATGAAACACCGTCAGCCAAGGACACACAGGTTGGCGGCGACCACTACAAGAAGCTCGGCCACCATCAACCGTGGGAAGTGCTGGCCACATGGATGACACCCGAAGAACTGCGCGGCTACATGAAGGGTACGGTCATTGCCTACCTCGCCCGTGAGCAGGACAAGGGTGGAGACACCGATGTGGCCAAGTCGCTGCACACAATGCAACTGTGGCAGGAAGTTCGAAAGGACAAGTGATGCTGCTCACTGACGCATGGCTGGTGCGGCTTTACGAGCAAGCAACAGGGACCGGCATGCCACCGAACGGCATGCCGTTGCTCAAGGCTTTTGTCCGCTCAGTGTTTGACACGCTGCCTGCTGGCGGCTACATCGACGAGAACAACAACATGAACTTTGACGAGTTCATGCTTGATGGAAAGTTCACCCGTCGTCTATACGAACTACCTGAATTGGAAAATGATGATGCGTCCAAAGACAATACTCAGACTACGTCGTTCTGACTGGGTGTCGGCGTTGACAATCATTATCAGCGGCGGCTTCACTGTCGCCGATATTGCAACCCGTATCAGATCAACAGGCCCCACCGTGCGACTCATGCTCAAGGGTGGGGCTGAGCCGCGGCATTCTCAGGGCGAGTACCTGTTGAAGATGAGAGATGCTGTTCGCTCTGGCAAGCTCAAACCAAAGGATAAGTCTGGTGAATAAAGACATCATTATTTTTGATAGCGAAATCGTACCCTCGCACTACCTGTTCGCGGGCAAGCGGGTGAGTGACGGCAAGCGCATTCGATTGTGGGGCCACAACCCTGAAGACATGGATCGCCTCGGCGCCTTGCTGCGCAACCCGAACCTGTGCTGGGTCGGCTTCAACTCGAACAACTTCGATATCCCGTTGGCCGTAGCTGCCGCCGGCGGGCGCTCTGTTGCCGAGCTGAAGGACATGGCCAACGACATCATCAACAACCGCAAGGTTGCGTGGATGGCGATGCGTGACTACGGGCTTGAGTACCCTGAGAACCTGACCACCATCGACCTGATCGAAGTGGCGCCCGGGGTGATGGTTAGCCTCAAGCTGTACGGTGGCCGCATGGGTTCGCCGTCACTGGTCGACATGCCGTTCCACCACGACGCGTGGCTGGACGAGGATCAGGCCGAGGTGCTGGCCGAGTATTGCGACAATGACTTGGACGAGACTGAGCGCCTGTACAACAAGCTCCTCGGTGCGCTGGCGCTGCGCGAGAAGATGAGCGAACGCTATGGCATCAACCTGATGTCCAAGTCCGACGCCCAGATGGCCGAGACCATCATCGCCAAGGAACTCGGATTGCTGCGCGCCGGCAAGCCTGAGATTCCACGCACTGTGACCTACAAGGCCCCGCCGTTTGTTCAACCGCAGGGCATGGTGCTGCGTGACATCCTCTCACGGGTTGAGCGCCACACCTTCAGCATCCTGCAGAGCAACGGTTCTGTGGTGCTGCCGCCGTTCCTTGCTGACGAGCCTGTCCTGCTGGGCACAGGTGTGTTCCAGATGGGTGTCGGAGGCCTGCACTCGAAGCACGACAAGTCGGTTCATTACGTCGAGTCCGATAACTTCAAGATCGTCGACGCTGACGTTGGTGCCTTCTACCCGAACATCTTGCTCAACGCCGGCTATGTGCCGCGCGGTCTGGGTGCGGCGTTCATTAACGTGTATCGCGGCTTCGTGAACATGCGGCTTGATGCCAAGCACCTGGCCAAGAAACTTGAGGCGCTGGAAAAGGAAGTCGGCAAGCTGAATGCCGACGAGGCGACGCTACTCAAAGAACTGAAGGTACTGGACGCAGGCGGCAAGATTATGATCAACGGCACGTTCGGCAAGCTGGGCTCCTGCTTCAGCAAGATTTACGCGCCTGACCTGATGCTTGGTATCACGCTCACCGGCCAGTTTTATTTGCTAACCTTGATTGAGCACCTTGTTGGCATTGGTGTCACGATCATCTCGGCCAACACAGACGGTGTGACATTTGGCGGCACGCCGGCCAAGGTGAAGGAGGCCCAAGACTTCATCGACACCTATGGTTGGTGCAGCAACTTCGAGTTCGAATACACCTACTATCGCAGCATCTCAATGAAGGACTGCAACAATTACATCGCGGTTAAAACCAACGGTGAAGTCAAGGCAAAGGGTATCTACGCGCTGTCCGGTCTGCAGAAGAACCCAACCAACGAGGTGTGCACGATTGCCGCCCAAGCCTATTTGGGCAAAGGCACACCGATCCGCGAGACCGTACTGAAGCACTTCGAGATTGCCAACTTCCCTGACTTCCTGCAGGTGCGGACGGTCAAGGGTGGGGCGGTTGAGTACGGTCGGATGATCGAGGTTGACGACTGGGTTGAGATCGCCCCCGGTGACTGGAAGAATGGCAAGGACAAGTGGTCGAAGCGCAAGAGCAGGCCGGCCCCCTACCCTGTTGGGGTTGATCCGAACCATCTCGGGCGTGTGGCGCGCTGGTACTACAGCACTGATCCGCTGTGCGCCAACGGGCTGCGCTACGCCAGCAATGACAACCTTGTGCCGAAGAGTACCGGCGGTAGAGCCTGCATGAAGCTGCCCACCACACTGCCGGCCGACGTTGATATCCAGCGGTACATCGACGAAACAATTGAGCACTTGCACAACATGGGGAAATACGATGCACGTTAACGTTCCGAAGACACGCCTGAGCATGGCCAGCCTTAGCGACAAGGTGAAGTTGGTCGGCGACACCAACAACCGCACCTTCACGGTCGAGCGGTTCCGTGAGGACGGGTACATTGATCTTTATTGCAACGGCCGTCCGAACGTGACCACATCGCCAAGCGAAGAGATTGTGCTTGTCAATACGTGACGGTTGTGGTACTATGAATTTGTGGCACAGGGCAACGGGTTATTAGTTTTCGAATACCAATCTTCCACCGCTCTGTGCCACATCTTAATTTAAACAGGAGATTTAAAATGCGATGTCCAAACTGCGGGTATGAGCCCACGATAAACGAGTTCGACTGGTGTGATGCGCCGGGTCGATTTTACGAACTCGGCCTTAAAGCTGAGCAAGAGCCGAACAGCACCCGCTGCCACCCTGATCGTGAGCCTGTGCTTGGGTGCCCCAACTGCGGTGTCATGTTCATGAACATGGGCTACGTGGGTGAAACAAAGTGAGCACGATCACCTGCACCTGTTGCAACGGCAGCGGGTTTTACTTTGCCAGCATGCCGTGCGTTCGCTGCAACGGCAAGGGTGTCATGACCGCCAAGCGTGTCAAGCACCTGATGGAAAGCTACTACCCCCGCAAGCTGGCGACCGGTGCGATCTCACGCGAAGTGTTCACGCGCCACATCTTCGAACTGCGTGAACTGCAGGGCAAGCTCGGCGCTGACACCGAAGAACTGTCGGTTGATGTCGAGCGCATCGCCAAGGCGGTGCCACTGGATGCAGCAATGTGTGCCAAGCACGGCATCACCCACAGCACCACCATGCTGGAAATGAAAAAGAAGTTCCCGTCAATCTACGTTGAGGAGTTCTAAAATGAAAAACCCGATTCAACCTTTTGTCACGGACAAACACGGAACGTTGCGCTTTAAAGCAAACACCATTGTCCAGCACCTGCTCGACACGCACCCGACTTGTGACATGAACAAACTGGCCTGCATGGATTTCACCGACGACGATCGCCAACAGTTCGCGCAACTGATTGGCTATAGCCTGAGCGGGTACAGCGAGTTGCGGAGTTACGTTGACGATCAGGCTTATGCAACGGCCGTCAAGCTGTCAAACTCGCAAGGGATGACCAATGCCGAGGCGCGCATTGCTGTGCTTGAAGAGGAGATTGCCGATCTTCGAGAGGCAGCAAGCGCGCTACGCGGCCCTGTCGCTGTGTTGCTGGGAATGCACCCTGACAACCTGATTTAAAAATCACCGCCCGCCTTCCGATTACTCTTTCTGAAAAGGAGCAACCGGGCTGCGGGAACAGCCGGCGGGCGGTGACCCTTACTTGGCTTTAAGCTCCCGATACTGGTTGAGCAGGTCAGCGATCTTTTCATCTTGTGCGTTGGTGATGCGGTTGACCTCGCTCACTTCATCGGCCCCGCGTGCCAGCGCTCGTGCCTTCTTCTGCTTCGAGTCGTTCTTGCTGAAGCGTTCGAAGTCATCGCGCAGGGCAAGCTCAGGGTTCTCATCCCAGAAGCTATTGGCCGCATCGGTTTCACCGCGCTCACGCAACCCCTTGTAGCGAGCGTACTTGTCGTTGAGGTCTTTGCGGATTTCGAAGACCTTGCCGCGCAGCGCAACCGGCTCCTTGGTGTCACCGTACAGGCGGCCAATGAGCGGCAGCTTGTAGGTCGGGATCGGCTCACGCTCGTTGCCCAGTGCGGCATCAATACCGGCCCCAACAACCGAACCAGTCTTCATGGCCTCGCGACCAACACCGCCACCAACAACACCGAGGGCGAAGTCGATCTGGTCAGGGGTCGGGCTCACTGCGCCCTTCTGGTCGTCGTTGCCACCGGTGATCGTGTTGATGGCCTCAGCCAGAACGCGCCCTGTCTTGCTGGCCCCCTCCTTGGCGCGCGTGAAGCCCGGGGTCGGGTTCGCCTTGTCGCCGTCCTCCTTGGCAATCGGGCGGCCGAAGGCGTCCTGATTCATGTAGAGCGACACAGGCGCGTCGGCAATGGCCGGCAAGAAGTCAGTGACCACGTTGCCTGCACTACCCAGCGGGTTGAATGCGGGGGCCTGCCACAGTGCGTTGCCGATGTGCGACAGGACCTTGTCAGGGTGGATCACAGCATCTGCCATTTCGCGACCGAAGTTGACGACGGTGTTGAAGCCGTGCGGCATCGGGATTGCGATGTAGCTGCCGTCGCTGCCGAGCGGGATGATGAAGGCGCGGTCCTTGACGTTCTTCTGGATGTCGTCATCTTCGAAGCCTGCCATCGCCAGCAGTGCGGCCTGCAACCCGCCGATACCAACAAGGCTGCCGATGATCACCTTGCCGTAGGGTGTGAGCTTGGTCTTCTGGTCAACAGCGACACGACCTTCCTTGTTGACGGTGTAGGTCTGCTTCTCGAACAGCGACTCGGCCAGCCGGGCGGAACCCTGCATGGCGGCGTTGAAGAACGGGAACAGTTGGTTGATCGTGCTGGACGCAGTGCCGCGGCGGTTGAAGTTTGTCGAAACATTCTTCGAGATGTTGGCTGCCATCGTCTTGGCGTCAGCCTCGGTATGACCGGCGGCGATGAACTTCTCAGTTGCCGCTTTAAACACGGCAGTACGGGTGGCCAGTTCAGCCGCTTCGTTCAGGCGCGCGGTGGCCGACACGACATTGCGTGACACCCAGCCAATACCGACAACCTTGGTCTCGCCCTCACCGAAGCGAGCAAATGCGTCACCGACCTTGACCACAAACCCGCCGGTCTTGCTCAACCAGTCTGAGGCCTTGTTCGGGGAGGTTGTCTTCTCGATAAGCTCTTGACCGAACAGTCGGCGAATCTGGGTCTCAGCTTCGTCAATGTCGGCAGCAGATTCGCGCACACCGGTGGAACCACCGTAGGCCTGCATCTCCTCGGCCCATGCCGCATAGCTTCCGGCAACAGGCGCCGGCACCGCCCCAGCATTACCGTGTAGTGCGCGGAACTCAAGACCCTTCTGCTTCCAGATGGAGCCGGCGGCCGAGAAGAAGTTCTTGCTGATCTTGGCGCTATCGGCCGCCGACCACCCCGGAACCTTGTCGGCACCGATGGACAACATCGCACCTTGAACGTCGCGTGCCGCATTGAACAGTGAGAATACCGGGTTGAAGCCCGTGCTCGTTGCCATCACCCAGCGGGAGAACATGCGGGGCAGGGTCAGCCAGCGCGCCATTGTCTTTGCGTTCTCGCCGGATGTGGCCGTGCCCTTCAGACCGTGCAGGATCGCCATCGCATCTTCAGAGTGCTCGTCGAAAGTGATGATCTTGTTCTCGCCTTCTTCCGGGATGACCATCACGTTGGCCTGATTGTTCGGGTTCGGTACAGGCTGAACAACAACGCGATTCTGCGGGCCGTCGCCAAGTTGCTGGACACGGATACCGCTGGTTTGCGGGTCAGCGTCAGGGTTCATTTCCTCCCACAACGATTGCTGATAGTCGGAGTAGTCGCGCGCCTGTTCCCGGTTATAAAACTCAGGTGACATTTCACCGTCAGCCATCTTCGTCCGGTAAACATTGACCTTCTTGACGACGCGCTGATTGGGCACCGACTCAACCTTCCACATCGGCTTCCACACACGCTTCCCGTCAGGGCCTTTCTCGTTGCTCAGGTAGTTCGGTACGAACTCACGGGCGAAGTTGAGGACGGTGCGCGACACCTCCGCATTCTCACCACGCGTCGTGGTCTTCAGGCCAAACAGCATGGTGCTGGCCAGCGGGGATATGATGTCAGCCGAGGAGCCCATTGCACGGCGAGCAACACCGGTGCGTAGCGAGAAGCCCTGCGATCCCGGAACCGTGCCGATGGACAGGTTCTCATCCAGATCAAGATCGCGATTGAACGGTGCGTAGTTGGGGAACTTCTCGTTCCACGTGTCGATGGTTGCTTGCTTCTCAAGGCCCTGTTCAACAGCGTAGGCCTGAAGGTCGGCGATCATCTTGCGATAGACACCGCGAGCTTCGAGCAGCGCTGTTGCCTTGTCATAGCCGGGCGAGGTGATGCTCGCGCCGGTCAGGCGGCTGATCGTAGCCTTGGCCTCAGCGTCAGCGATACCTGAGCCGGGGTGCGCTGCATCGTAGCCGCTGACATAGGTGCGAATGCCGTCCTTCATTTCGTAGCGGGCAGGGTTGATCGTGGCAATGTGGGCGTTGTACTCGGCAACGTGCATGGCTGTCAGCAGATCATCAATCGCCTTACGCCCTTCTTCGGCTGAGTAGCCCGCGGTTGTCAGGATGTGTTCGATCTTGGCCAGCGGCGCCTTGACCAGATCATGCTGCTTGGTCATCAGGCGCGAGCCGAGGCGGTCAAGCGCGCCGATGGTGTCGATTTTGATGCGCTCAGCAGTCACACCTGCGATCTGCTGGATGCGACGTAGGGTGACATGCTTGTCCTGAATGCTGGACCGGATCATCTCGACCGCACGCTCAAACGGCTTGCGCCAGTTCAGGCCCGCAACATTGAGTTCTTCAGGGTGCGCTTGTTCGAACGGGTCGATGGTCACCGCCGCCTCCTGCCCCATCGACAAGCGAATGCCGCGATTCAGGCGGGACAGGTCGTCACGGTAGAAGGTCTCATCGGGCCGCTCGTTCAATGCGATACGCACGGCAGGGGTGTCGAACTCGGTGCCGCTCACAGCAACACCCCACTCGCGACCAGACATCTTGCCGGCGGGCAGCGTCGACTTACGCAGGTTTGCTGCGAAGGTGTCAGCGGTTGCGGCCGGGGCGGCGTTGGCGACAGTCCCGCCCTCAACATAGGGCTCGACAGGGATGGTGTGTTGGCCGAGAACAACCGCAACACCTTGCCCCATGTCGCGATAGTTCGGCACGTAGTAGCCGTCGAAGCCCGCATCTTTGATCGCCCGCTCCATCTTGCTCTTGTCACCCTTGGCCAAGCCGAGTTTGTCGGCCTTGGTGTCGTAGAGGTTGTTGAGCAGTACAGTGTGGCCGACAGAACCGACACCCTGTTCACGGGTGATACCCCCACCCTCGTCCACGTAAAAATGGGTGCGCGGCTTGATGTCGGCGTTCGCCGGGTCATTCAGGCGAATAGCTTCCTCGCCTTTTATTCCGGTGCCGTAGGCGCTGGTGGTCAGGGTCGAGCGCTGGGCGCCGCTGAAATGCACGGCCTGTACGGCAGTTGCACCTTCGCGAGCCACACCATAGGTGGCACCCTCACTGCGGCGGCCGGCCTCGAATTTGCTGTCTTGCGCACCCGTGGCTTGCGAGCGAAGACCTGCCAGCGCCAAGCGCTGAAGGTCTTGAGCTTGAAGGTTCTGAACAGCCCAGACACGAAGGGCTTCCGGGACACGCTTCGACTTGATGATGGCTGTGCGAAGTGCCGACATGAAATCCTTGCCCCATTGCACCAGCGGGTTGTCGCTCTTTCCTTCTTGTGCAGCAAGCTCAACCGCGTAGGCTGCCACTTCCTCAAGGCGGTTCACCTCGGCGGTGTTGGCCGGCACGCGCGCATTGGCCGCCGTCACCCATGCCGCACCTTTGCCCGACTTGAGCAACGTGTCAAGGTGGTTCATCAACTTGCCGTAGGTTTCCTCGCCAACCAGCGCCTTCAGTGTGGAGTGCAGGCCCTCGTGCTGAAGTACCGCATCGAAGTTATCGGCGGTTAGGTTCTCAAGCACCATGACAATGGAACCATCGGCCGATGTTGCGCCGCGCACGTTACCGTTGGCATCGCTGAAGGTGTCTCCGGTCAGTTCTGCGGCGGTATCGACAAAGCTGATCATGCTCGATTCCAGCATCACCTTGCCAACAGAATCACCAAGTAAACTATTGACACGGGCTGTTGCATCTTCACGGGTGATAGCTTCACCAGTCGATTGCTCTCCCTGCGAGAACATCCAGCCCCCCATCTCACGGCCGATCTGCTTGGCCTTGGTTGCCATCCATGCCGGAATCTTGGCCTCACGGTTGCCTTCAATCTTGGCTAGAACCGTGTTGGTCATGATCGCCATCTTAGCTGTATCGAGGCCGACACCGCCTTCAACCTGACGACCTGCCGCACTGGACCCTGTGGTGCGGCGGTCAAGCAACTTGGCAAGCAGCGCCTCGTCACTGACGACCGTGCCTTTGGCAAAACCCTGCGAATGGATAGGTGCTGTCGCAGCGACGATCTCACCGTTGCGGGTGAACTGCAGGTTCTCCAAAAACTTGGCTGCCGTTTCGCTCTGTTGGCGGTTCTCAGTCACAGAGTGTGCAGCCCGCATTGCATTCAAACCGATGCGCTCAACTTGACCGGCGTCACCCCAGACACCTGACGGCACACCTTGGGGTGTCATTGATCCTGCCGAACTGATTGGGGAGACATGGCCCGGACCGAACAAGGTGTCGGCAAACACGGACTGCATCTGACGGCGCATCGGGTTGTTGGTGAGCAACGTGCCAGAGGCAGGCACGTTGGCACCTGCAATGCGAGCCACCTCAGCACCGAGGCGATATGCCAGATCAGATGAACCTGCAGCATCCTCAAGCCCAACAGTGGTCATGTGGCCGTCATGCGCATCAACAGATGCCGCACCAATACTCACGTTGCCCGGGGGCACAGCATACGGGTTCGCACCGTTGCGACCGAGGGGTCGAACACGAATGACAATGCCGCGCCCAGACTGGTTGGCAATCTCGATAACAGGGTTCTGTGTCGACGGTGCGGGCTGGTTATTTGCCGTTGCCCACGCTTGCGCCTGCTGTCTCAGTTCGCGATTATAACGATCACGTAGCGTGTTCAGGTCGCTCTGGGAAAGTTCACGAATACTTGTTGCGCGGCGAGCAAGGTCTGAGGTAACCACGTTGAGCACGCGCTGGCCGCGGCCGGACATCACCGTCTTCCAGAATTGGCCCAGCTTTTCAAGCGTGCCGTCACGTAGTGCGTCGTTGGCCCGGTTGCGGAAGTCACGTGTGACGCTGCGCACAACAGGCGGGTCGCCGGCGGCAGGCTCAGAATCAACCTCGGCCGCGGCTTGGCGCATCTCGTCTGCCAGCGCTTGAGCGCGGGTGGGCGGTGCGAGCTCAGCCGCGGAGCGGGCGTTCAAGCGGTCACGGGTTGCCATTGCATCCTGCACAGCACTGTTCCCGCGATAGGTGTCGAAGGTGTCACCGTTCTCATCCACCACATCAACGATCTGGCGGTCAGGTGACATCTGCAGGGTGTAGCGGTCGGTGGCCGAGCGAGCGGGGGTTTGTGCTGGGCGGGTCGAACGTGTGGCGTGACGAGCAATGTGATCGTCAATGTCACCGAGATGGCTGCCTGTTCGGAAAGCGAGCGCAACTCGTGCGAGCGAGGCGGTATTGTCAAGGCCGCTCGAACCTGATCCGGAAGCCACATTGGCGATGTGGGACAAAGCCAACCCCCGCAGGTTGGTGATTAGTGTGCGAGGATTACCGCTCGGGGTTTCAGGCAAGGCTGCTTCGACGCGCCGGGCCAGTTCGTTTTCACGAGCGTCGAACTGTGCGGCGTTAAGCCCTGTGTCGACACCGCGCGAGCGCAGCGTGTGGAAGGCGTGAGCCCTGCGGGACGGAGTTGCATCAAGTTCGTTCATAACCTGACGCAACTGCTCGTCAGGCATACCTGCTTGTTGGGCAATCACTGCCGGCAGATGCCCGTCACGCGCCATCTGCATGCCTGACTCAACAACCGCTTCGCGCGTATCAGCGTCAACGATGTTTTGCGGGGCCGGTTCGATAGCACTTGGCAAGCCTTCGGCTGCACGGTTACGGTCTTCCTGCATCTGGTTCATGTGAAGCAGTGCCTGCTCGCGAGCGTGTTGCGGCAGGTCAAGATCGTTGACGCGGGTCTCTGCCGCCCGAATGTGCGGTTCCCACAAAGCAAACACATCCTCACGAGTTTGAGGGCCTTCGTCAACCTGCGCACCCTCAGTTGTCGGGTACTGATATTCAAGCTGCTCAACAGGCGCTTCGATGGTGATCTCTTCGCCGCGCGCCTTGGCAATCTCTTGTTGCAGCTTTACAGCGGCCGTCTGATTCTTGATGGTCTGCTGTTCAACCTTCAGTGCGTGCTGCGCTGTTTCACGTTGGGCCTTCTGCTCCTGCTCCCAGCGGGCAACATCGGCAGCGGCCGAATCCTCACTGAAGGTGTGAGCCGCTTCGGCAACACCCGCGTGTGAGTTCTGGATACCGGTGACCGTGGTGCGCAAGGTGGAGCTTGCCTGCTCGCCGCTGGCGAACGCAGCTAGCGCGCTGTCCATATCCGGGGCGGCGTGGATGGTTTCAGTTGCCGCAGCATGGGCCAAATCAGCGGCAGGTGCAACACCCTCCGGACCTGCCGTGACAATGGCGGCGGCTGCCGTAGCGTGCTCGGCACGTTCGTCAAGATCACGGTCACCCGGGTTGCGGGCAGCATCAAGGTTTGCGGCAGCAGCAGCTTGCTGGGCGGCCAGCGCTTCGGCATTACCGCCCGGTGCTGCGCGGTTGATTGTGGCCTGTGCCAGCGACGCTTCAGCCAGCAGAACAGGGTTGTTCGGATCAGCTTCGAGGGCCTTGTTAATGTCAGCCATTTTGATGCTGGCAACTTCGGCAGCAACAGCCACATCCTTATCGGCCTGCGTGGCGTAGCGCGGGGTGCCGTCACCAACAATCGGGTGCAGGCCACCACCCATGACACCGCCAACAACAGCACCAATGGCGCCAGCCTTGGTTGCAGCATTGAGGTTGAAGTCTTCACCGCGCCCCTTTTGTTCAACGAGAGCTTGCCCAGCCTCTTGGCCGAACTCTTGCCCTGCTTCGGCAGCGACAGCCCCGGCAACGCGGGCACCAACAGTGCTGTTGAATACACTTCGAACCGTGTCGTCAGCACCACCAGCAATGCGGCGAGCCGCCGCGGCACCGATGTTGCCCGGGGTAACCAAGCTGGTGACAACACCCAGCGCCAACCCTGCCGCGCTAGCAGCACCGCTGCCTTGAGTATTTCCGTAGACATCGGCCGCAATAACGGAGCCTTCACCGACACCACCGGCAACGGCAGAGCCTGCACGGGTCAGCCCGCCAGCAGCATCAACCATCACGCCGGCGCCAGCCATTGAGCGAGCAACGATCCCACCAACACCCATGCCGACAGCCATGCTCGGGGCTGAGCCGGCAACAGCGTTGACCAGCAGTGTTGGGCTGGTGACCATCTTCTTGGTCACGTCCCACGCGCTAACGTTCGGGTTGGCCATGTCGGCGCCGAGGTCTTGCTCGGCAGCCTTCAGCTTGGTGGATTTTTCTTTGTCCCAGTAGTCGACAGCATCCTGACCGATCTGGGCAACAACACTGTCGCTTCCGCCGGCCATCGTCCCGAGCGAACGAACCAACTGACCTGCACCTGAACCGAATCCCGGGATGATATCGCCAGCGATGCGCTTGGTTGCACCCCATCCTGACTCCTTCTTTGGCACAGGTTCGGGGGTAATGCTCGAATAATATTCGTCGAGATTGACCTGATCAGCAAAGGGATTTTTGTATGCCATGATTGGATTCGCTCAGATTAGACTGAGCGAATCCTACCATATCTGCGAGGCAACTTGAATCAGTACGGTATCTTCGACACCAAGTCACTGTTCTGACCAGAGCGGGTGCTCTGTGATCCGCCGATGGACGGGATGTAGTTGCGAGGTTTTTCAGGTGCAGGGGGTTGCACAATCGGCGCAGCAGCACTTGGTTTCGGGGCGCTTACTGGTGCCCATGCGCGTCGGGCGATACCGACAGCGCTTTCAGCCACTGCGTCAGGGTTCGCCGAGTTGATCCTCAAACCCTTTGTGATCTCAAGCTGCGTGTCGTTGACCAGTCGGCGGGCTTCCTTCGGTGTCATGTCGTTGTCACGCGCCTCCTGATACAGACCCTGAAGATACGCGGGGCCGTTCTCAAACACAACAGGCTTTCCATCGCGCGATGGCAACTTGATGCGTGCGCCGGCCTGACCCGCAAACGCAAACCCGCGCTCATCGTCGCGCTCTGCATTGTTGTTATTGCCAGCCCTCGCTTCACGCCCGAGGCGGGCTGTTTCGGCACGCGTCCGCATCTCTTCTTTCCGCAACTCCGTCGTGCTTTCGATCTGTTCCAGCTTGATCGCATTGTCGAAGAACTTGTCGGCGTAGTCTTGGTGGCCGTTGGCCGCCGCCATCTCAGCCAGCTTGCGTTGACCGGCAATGCTACCACTGTCAATGCCATCTTTCTTGAGCGCGGCCAAGCCGTCAGTCATAAATTTCCCGACCTTCTCCTTACGCGCAGTGTCCTTGGCTTCCTTGAAGTCGTAGACACGTTGCTCACGACGAACAGCATTCTCATCCTGAATCGCCATGAGCTCTTTCTGGCGATCAAACTGCATCTGCAGTTGACGATCATGCTCGGCCGACTTTATGGCGTTGTCGGCCAATTGAACTGCGGCACCCGCCCCACCGGCAACGGCACCTGCTAATGCGCGACGAAGCGAGAACCCCATGATGTTTCCTTACGCTTGACCGCGAGCGGTCTGTTCTTGATTGAAACCCTGCTGGAATGCGGCATCCTCGGATGCTTCACCCTGCGGGCCTTCGGCGGTTTCTTTGGCAGGAGACTCAGTTGCCTCTTCATCGAAGCCCAGCTTCTTGCCCATGTCGTCAACCACCTTGTCGATTTGCGCGGGGTCAATCCCGTAACCGACGAAGATGCCGTTGATCATGAGTTCAAGCGCCTTGCCCAGATCATCCTCAGTGTATTCAACACCGACTTCGAAAAGATAATCCGCCGCTTCAAACATCAAAGTTACACCGACCGGAACTAGAATCTCTTTCGGGATACTGCCGTTGCCTTGGTTGTCCATCATGACCAGCAAGTTGGCAATACCTTCTCCGAGCTTGTTAGCGACAGGCACCTGCTCATCCATGATCAGACCTTGGATCATCTCGGCATTGTCTGGGGCGTACATCATCTTCATGCCAGCCGCGGTCACGCGATCATAGGCGTCAGCCTGTTTCGGGTCCATCAGCTTGCGCATTTGTGCAAGCTCGTCCATGTGGCCCTGAATGATCGGGCTCATGGTCTCCGGGTTCGGAGCCTGCATCTGGCCGCCGCCTTGCGCCGGAGCTTGCGCGGGGGGTTGCATTTGAGTTTGATCCATGACGATTCCTTATGCGGCGGCCGGTTGTTGGCCGAAGGTGGGTTGACGGGCGGGCTGTTGAGCGACATTGGCTGTGCCGCTGTTCCACGCGCCACCGGTCTGCTTGACACCGCCGGCTCCGATGGCCGGAATGAACACAACAGGGGTCTTGTTCGCAGCAGCGCGCTGAACTTTACCGTCGAGGTCAGGGTCGTCGGCGCTGATCATGGCGACCTGCTTGCTCATGTTGTTCTGCTGGTATGCCAGAATCTCCTGCTGGGTCTTCAGCACACTTGACTCAGCACCGTACTTGGCCGCGATAGCGTCGAGGTAGGCTTGCTGCTCAGGGGCCATTGCTGCCGAGGCACCCTTCTCAAGAGCACTCATCCCGACCTTGAGCAGTTCTGCATTATCCTTTGCCCAGCCGCCGAGCGTACCGTCAGACTTGCCTGATCCAGAACCATTGATGGAGTTGTTGAGCAAACCGTTGCCCTTTGTTGCGCCGGGGGCGTTCCAGCCGTTTGCTGCTGCTTGACTCGTGACACTATCGACACCGGGCGCGGCTGTGATAGCAGCGTCACCACCCGGCACAGCCGTCGAGGCCTTCTCCATCCCGGCAACACCGCCGTCGCCTAGTTGCATTGTCGGCGCATCGACAGAGGCTTTGTTCAAAATGCCTGTGCCGGTATCACCCTGCACGCCAGCTTGCACGGGGTCAAGGGCCGAAGGTGCCGCGGCGTCGGCCGGTGGGAGGTTTGAAATGTTACCGGCATCAATCCCGCCGGGGGCGGCGAGGTCTTTGCCGGCACTTGTTGCTGCACCGACAGCGCTCGGGTCATAGACATTACCGTAACCAACCGCACCGCCAATGCTGTTGACCGACTCCATCATGGTGCCAGCCATGTTCTGCACAGCAGTGGAACCTGAGCCGCTTGAAAAGGCACCACCCATACCGGCACCGTTGGCAGCATTCGATGCGATGGCACCCACACCACCGGCCAGCGACATGATGCCACCGATCTTCTGTAGCTTCTTGTTCCCGGTGATTGCCCCGATACCGCTGAGCGCACCACCTGCAAACATGATGCCGCCTGCGATCTGAGTAGCCAGCACGGTGGAGGCCAGCATCGGCAGGGCCGCGCCCATCGTGACAACCGAGGCCACAACACCGATCACCATTCCGATGATCTTGCTCTTTTGGAACTGTCCGTAGGCAGGCCCTGCCATCGGATCGCCCATCACGGCCATGTCGTGAAGGCGGACTTTCACCTCACGGCCAACACGGGCCTCATCGAAAGTGGTTGTCATTTGCATGGTGAAGACCTCGGGTATCTAATCTCGTTCAAAATGTACGTCTGAATTTTGCCGTCAAGTGTAACCCCAAGTTCTTGAAAACCCAAGTGAGTTATGAACCGGGCGTCGTCAGCACCAACAAGCAGCTTGGTGACAAGGAAGATTTCCTTGTCGAGAATGGGTTGAAAAAACTCACGCAACCGCGCAGGTGTGATGTGCGACCTATGGCGAAACCGGCGATAGGCGGCAAAGTGAACTTCTTTTTTCTGCTTGATCAACGTTGCCATGTGTCCGTGAACGGGATCAACGTAAGGGATGCACTCCCAGTCGGCCAGCATCTCCATCGCCTGCTCATAGGGTATTCCTTCATCCTCGACCAGATGTTCAAGCCAAGGACCGCGGTCGCCTGAGTACAGGTTGGCGCGAGCGCGATAGGCTTGAACGTCGCCGGGGATTTGCATCTTAGAAGGTGACCAGACCGGTCACACCGTTGAGGTTCTGAATCATGGTCAGGCCGCTACGCAGCCAACCCATTTGGCTTTCAATGGCCGTGGTCTTGTCTGCGATGTCCTTGTTGTTCTGGATGTCGGAGATGTTCTTCATGACCTGCGAATAGATGTTCTCGGCCGACGAGTTGGTCTGCATCAACTGCTTGTAGTTGGCTTCGATGTTGGCCAACTGCTCGCGGCTGTTCATGTCCATCGCCTTCAGCGTTGCCTCGTTGGTCTGCTGGGCGTTCCACTGATTTGCCGTGTTCTGGTTCTGAGTGTTCAGCTTGGCAAAGTCGTTGGCGCTCTGGGCGTTGAACTGGCCAGCCTGATTCTGCGTGTTGGCGTTGAACTGGCTGGCCGTGTTCGTGGCGTTCGCGTTCTGCGTGCTGGCCTGCTGCTGGTTACCCGTGTTCATCTGAGCGAACGTGTTCGTCGCGTTAGCGTTTTGCGTGATCGCCTGATTCTGGGTGTTGGCATTCTGCACGGCCATCTGGTTCAAACTGTTGGCGTCGTTTGTGCCAATCGGGGTGGCAGCCTGAATCACAGCGCCCTGTGCAGCCTGCACCGCCATGCTGCTATTGAGCAAGCCGCGGGAGGCCGCCTGTTGTGTGCCCGAAGTTGCGGCCTGCTGCATGAGGGGGCCGCCACGATTAAGGATGCCTGCAATGCGATCTTCGCTGGTGACAGCCGTCGGCGCAACCAAGCTGGTCGGATCAATCGCCGTGGCCGTGCCTTGGGCGGCAGTGACCTGAGCGGGTGCCGGCAGCAACGACGGGGTCATCTGTGCCGCGTCAGGCGTTTGCACCGTGTTGAACTGGGCGGCTACAGGGGTAGTGATAGGCATGGCTCGTCCTTCGTTAATTTCCGCGTGATTGTACTACGGTTTCGTCTTTATGCGGACAGTGAACACGTACTTACAGCGGCCTTGCAACTGATAGTCAGTCCAACCAAAGCGTAGGTCTAAGAAACGGCCAGCCAGCAAAGGGATCGCTTTCTTCGACCAGAACGCCCAACTAGGTTTATTGTCGAATGGAACACCAATGACCCAATAGTTGAATCTGTTCCCGCCATTGCGCCAAATCCAACGGACCATGTTCCAATAAGAAGCTGGATCAGACCCAGATAAGTGTTCTGCTTTCCAGCCATCATCACCAGTTAGATCATTGTCGATTGTGTCCAGCCACCAGAAAAGTGGGGATAGTTGCAGACCCTCTCGCCAAGCCACTGCTAAAAAAGCCAGTGGATATCGGACTAGAATTACCAGTAGCCAGAGCGGGAGGCGGAGCAGGTATTGCATCATGGTAGATACTCTTTCACTGTTATTCGTGAAGAGGCGACGCCACCAAAAACCTGAACCCCGCTAGCCCCGTTCACAGAAGTTGTTCCTGCGGTAGAACTACCTGCTCGCACTTTGAATGTAGTTGCTGATGTAGTACCTGCAGGCATAATATGCTTTAGTTTCAGAGGCCCACTAAATCCACCCGCTCCCCCACTATTTGCATCTGCGGTTGCAGCTAGAGCATTTGCAGTAGAATCTTGAAAAAGAGCAGCAGCCATGTAAACACCACTAACTGAGTGGGAGATAACCAGTTCAATATCAATCTCAAGAGTGCTACTTGCACTTGTGGGAGTGATTGTTACTGATAGATATTGATCTCCCTCAGTGTTTTGAGGAATCGTGTTGTCGATAGGAAGAACAGTTGTTCCAGTTGCTACTGTTGCTAGAGCAGTGGTTACTAGCTGAGCTACTGCGCCCTTAGCAACAATGCTAGTTACTGTAAATTTCCCAGTATTATCCAGTGTTGCCCTATCAACCCCGGCTACTTGGATAATTGCTTGAGTGCCATCAGCACTTGCTTTGATTCCTGCGCTCATGCCCATGCCCTCACTACAAGTTTAAAGTTAGGGGCAACATTAGCGAGTGCTATTTGCCCACCAGTGGTAGCGGTAGCTATGAAAGCCGGCCCTGAACTACCTACCCGTACCAACACGTCAGTCGAGTTCTTGGTCACTGAGAATCCAATAGCAGTACCCGCCGTGTGGTTGTACTGAAATGCATCAAACTCAATAACATCACCTATGGAGTAACCATCGGTTGCCACGGAACACACATATTCCATCCGGACTAACTTAGGTAGCTTACCCATACCATGCGGCAATGTGAGTAGCCCACCCGCAACGATAGTCTGTTGAGTGCTCTCAAAGTATTTGGAAAATATTGAGGGGGTTTGCGGTAGTAATACATTACCGGCCGCATCAACCGTCAGAATATCTTGAGTAGTTGCACCAGCATTACCACGGGCCAACTTCATCGTGCCATTATCCGCAGAGGCATCTAGCGTGAAGTTATTAGCTGATGTGACTGAGAGGCCAAGTTGTTGGCGAATTGATCTAAGTAAGCTCATAATCAGTTCCCGTAGACTTGGCACATAACGTAGTCGCAGTCAATCAAAGTCGTGAATACGTTAGAATTGCGGGTGATAATGCGGACGGTACTCGCTGTGACCGCCCCAGCACTTTTATGCAGACTAGCCTGAAAATTGTTATCAGACGAACCTGTGGCAATAGCACTTGGAAACGCCGCCGCATTTGCATCAGCCATTGGGGTTGTTAAAGTAATGGTATAGTCACCAGTAGCGTTCTTGAACACACTCGCCACATTATAACTGGCTCGGATGGTCTGATTAGTGCCGACCGTGCCTGAACCGTTAAAGTTTACCCACGCCTTACACTGTGCCGCCTTGTTAGTCGCGTCTAGATCAGCTTGAGCAACGGCACCGGGAGCAATCTTTGCTGAGCTAGATACCACACCATCCTGTATCTGAGATACACCAGTATCCCCTGAAATAACTGTAGCCATTAGACAATACTCCAAGTTGATCCGCTAGGCACCGTCACAGTGACCCCGGAATTGATTGTAATTGGCCCTGCGCTCATGGCGTTCTTACCGGCAGTAACCGTGTAATCGACTGTGACAGTGGTGTCGTTCTCATAGAACACCGGGTTCCCTGTGCCGCCGGTAGCACCACCCCCGACCGCACCCCACGCAGTACCGCTATAACCTTCAAACTGGCCCAGCGTCGTGTTGAAACGGAAATAGCCCGCTGCCGGCGAACCGTCGCGCTGGGCCGAAGTGCCTGTCGGGGTTAGTGCTGAACCTGTTGGCGATGTCTTCTGGACCTTCTCACTTGCGAGTTCAGCAAGCGCGGCATTCAGTTCCGTCGAGGCGAGTGTCCCGCTGGCCGCAGTGGTGATGGTGTTGTTTGCGGCGACAATGGTCTTGTTGGTCAGCGTTGCGGTGGCCAAATTCTTCGTGGCATCACTTGTGTTGTCCACATTGCCGAGGCCGACCATGCTTTTGGTGATACCGGCTACGGTGCCTGTGAAGGTTGGGGAAGCAAGCGGGGCGCGAGAGGTGTCGGTCGGGTGAACGTGATCGTCACGGGAACCTGTGACACCGACACCGGCAGAGGCGACCCCGTCCATCAGGGGGGTGTTGCTCGACGGGAGCATGCCTGCTGGCTGGGCGGCAATCACCGCCTGAACAAATGCCGTGGTGGCAATCGAAGTATCGTTGTCGGCGATGGTCGGTGTGGGTGCTGTCGGGTTACCGGTGAAGGTCGGTGAGGCGAGCGGGGCCTTTTCGGTATCGAGTTCTGCTAGTGCCGCCTGTACATTGGTTGCGGCGATGGCGCCAGCGGGTGTGAAGCTGACACCCGAAGCTGCAACAGCCGACACCGGGTGCACGTGATCTGCACGCGAGGCTTGTGCAGATACACCCGGCACAGGTGTTCCGGCCACAAGCGGTGTTGCGTTCGACACCGTTGTCGCGTTTGCGAGCACAAAAGCCGTAGTGGCAATTGAAGTGTCGTTGTCACCGAGTGCGGGGGTGGGGGCTGTAGGGTTACCCGTGAACGCAGGAGATGCGAGCGGGGCTCGCGATGTGTCGGTTGGATGTACGTGGTCGGCACGGGATGCCTGCACCGAGGCCCCCGCAGCACCAACACCGTCCATCAGCGGGACAGCGTTTGAAGGGGTCATACCGCCAACACTTGCAATCGCATTGTTCACAAAGAACGTGTTAGCCAGTCGGGATGAGTTGTCACCAACACCGGGTGTCGGGCACGTTGGTGCACCGCTCAGTGCGGGGCTGATCACATCAGCCTTCAGATCAATGCCCAACACCGTTTTCGCTGCAGCAAGCGTGCCGGCCCCTGTACCACCGTTGGCAATATCAACAACACCGAGTTGTGCCGAATTCAGGTTGGTCAGGTTTGAGCCGTCCAACACGGGCAGTTTGGCGTTCTCAGCAAGGAGAAGAACATCACCTGCACTGGTGCCGGCACTCTTCGTTGCACCAGTGCCGAAACCAACCCACGTGTTACCCGCCCACGAAAGTGTCTTGTTGGTGATGGTCTGGACACCCGCCACCGTTGCCAAATCGGTTACCAGCACTCCGCTCGAAATCAGCGAGGTGCCCGAGGGGTTAATGACAACAAACTCGTTGGCATTGCCGGCCATTGTCGGCAGCTTGTCAAAGGCCGCAGCCACACTGGCGAACTCGCTGCGAACGGTCGCTGACGACCCCGGTGCGTTGGTGGCTGGTACTGATCCGGGCAGAAAATATTCGTTCATGGTCTAAGGCCCAACAAGAATTGTCGCGATTGTAACACCTACCCGCGACTTCCGCGACGGGGTGTGTAATGGAAAATTGCACTGGGCACCGTAAACTCCTCGGTGTAATCCGAATCAACTGCCAGCAGCATCTGCACGTTCTCGCCCGTGCCATCAAGGCCGACCGAGATGGAGTCGCTGGACTTACCGTCCCAGAAGAACGTGTCCCAGATCATTTCGTCCCATTTTACCAGCGGGCTAAACTCACCGGCGGCAGGCATGAAGGCGTGTGGCAGCACACGAGCACTGGCCCAGTCGAACGAGTAGCCGACATGGGCATCGACATAGCCCTCACCCAGCATTTCAAGGATGAGCTTGCGGAAGCGCTTGCGCAAGCGCGGGCTCTTGGCCGTGTTGATGTTGGTGTTGAGGAAGGCGTTGATATTGGCGCCGTCGAAGCTCGTGCCCACATCGTTGCGCATGACATAACCGTCAGCCGTGCCGAACAAGTTGAAGGTCTCGCCGGTAGTGGTATCGCTATCAAAGTTGCAAAGCACAGGGTTCGGGTAGAGCACAACACCGTGACCAACAACACCGCTCTGATTTACCGTGGTGTAGATACCGTAGCCATTGTCGAAGAAGATTCGGTACTGGCCGTTTTCCCGCCCAAGGCCCGAGCACATCTTCTTACCGCGCAACGACTGCACGAGCGGGTTGATGTTGTATGTCAGTCGGGCCGCATCGAAATTGCCGTAGTTCAACGACTGCTTTAGGTTGGACATACCTCGCTCGTCGAACAGAAAGCAGTCGAACAGGTTCTGCGCCGACCGCTGCTTGGCGCCAACACCCATGTTGAACGCCACCATCTTCCAGTCGGCCGTCGATGTGCCGTACAAAATCCATGTTGAGTCTGCTGTGAAGATGGCCAGCGCCGCCGTGCTTTGGCTGCCGGGTAATGTGATGAGGTCGGTGCCTGCGCCCTTCAGGGCGATTTCACTGGCACCGTTGATAACCTCTTGATTGTACGGGTTACCAATGGCCGAGTGGATGATCGAACTGCCCAGCATGAAAAACAGATGATCAGAGTGGATCGTCACTGCATGAGGCTTGATCATGACGCCGTCGACCGGCAGCGGCACGTAAACCTCGCCGTCGAACTCGAAGGCGTCGTTCACACCGTCAGCACCGTAAATGCGCTGGTTGTCAGAGCCGCCACCGAAGCGCCCGAGGATCATGTTGTATGTGCCGCCCGGGGCCAATGTGATCTGTGTTTCAGCACCAGCCAGCGTGACAGAACCCCCGGTATAGGTGGCTGTGCCCGCACTGTAGGAGCCGCCGGCAACGCCGCTCAGAATGAAGTAGCCGGCGGCCGTACCTGCGGTTGTGTCGCCTGAAGTGATGCAGACACGCTCAATGGTGCCGGTGACAGCACCTTCTGTCAGCACAAGGCCCCCGGCAGGCTGTACCGACATGGCGGTGAAGGCCAGTTTCTTACCAAGCGTGACAAGTGACCAGCCACCGGCTGTGCTCTTGTAGATAGCACAGGCTGTTCCGCCAGCATTGTCACGGAAAGCATAGGCCACGTCAGCCATGTAAGCTACACCGCGAACGGGGCCTGAGCCCGGCACAACTTGAATGTCGGCACGATAAATGTTAGCAGCCGCGGCCTTGTTAATTGCGACATCCTTAATGGTCAGATCGGTGTAGTAGCTCGTGGCTGTGCCTTGCACAACCGCGCTGATAGTGATATTGCCCGGCACAAAAGTGCCCGGCGTTGCCCCTGTTGTTTTGGTCAAACCGACATACTGACCGAATGGATCAACATAGGCAACCGTGCCGTTGATGTTGCCAAAGGTGCCGGTGTCACCGACGCTCAGCACATGGCCCGCCAGCAAGCTGATCCCGATAGGGATGAACTCGGCAAGGTGGGGTTCGGCCCTGCCGTCAAAGCGTTCGTAACCCGGGATACGGTAGTACCCGCCCTGTGGCCGGCAGGCAAAGTTGATGCAGTCGCGCAGTGCCCCGGGCGGCAACTGGTGCGAAGAGGTGACTTGATCGAACCCGCCGGCCAGCGCGACAGGCTCGTACTCCACCCCGGGCATCTGGGGGAATTTCAGCATAGGGCACCGCCGACAGTGACTTCAGGTGCTTGGTCGATCTCAAGCTGCAGCATGACCTCCTTGTAGGCCAGATCGGCGCGAGCCACAACTTCAGGGGCCGCCTCATAAATGCCATAGTGGCGCAGTGCGCGCCACACAATCGCCATGTGGAAGCGTGACGGGATGACCGGGGTGTCGGCATTGTTGGTGAAGTCTTCCGGCATGATCTGGTACTGCATCGAAACCCAGTAGGCTTGATCCGGCGTTGGGCCAAAGACCAATTCGGTGTCATCGTTGACAGCCACGTTCAACGGGCGACTTTGCATCAGGCGTCGAG